CTAAAAATAGAACGCACGTTCTATTAGTTTTTTATTCCTCTTAAATGTTGTATGAGCGTATATTTGAGTCGTCGAAATTTCCTCATGACCCATCATTTCACGGATACTTTCCAGGTCTGCACCGGATTCTAAAAGATGGGAGGCAAATGAATGCCGGAAGACATGAGGGGTAATTTTCCGTGTTATACCAGCTCGACGCTTTGCTCCATTAAAAGCTGTCTTAAATGATTTGATGTTGTCCCATAAATATTCTTTTCCGCATTCTTTTAAACGCTCCTCTAATAATGTTACGAGTCTTTTGGAAAGAGGGACGACGCGGGTCTTATTTCCCTTTCCGTAAACCCTCATGTATTGTTCTTTTATGTAAATATGTTCCGGCTTCAGTCTTCTGGCCTCTTCACTGCGCAAACCGCCTTCATAAATGGCACAAAAAAGGCTTTTGTGAAATAAATCGAGGGCATTGTCTATGATGGCATCAATTTCATTCTTTGTGGCTACCAAAGGAATCTGACGTTTGTAGGGTAGCAATTCAATCTTGAAATTCAGCGGATTACACAGAGCCGGTTTTTGTTTCGTACCCCATTCGATCATCGAATGAAGGCACATCAATTCAAGATTGATCGCTCTGTTTATCGGTTTTTTCGTCGGGATAGGCAGCCCTTTCTTTTTTGCCGCAATTACAGCTTTGTTGAGAGCTTGAGCCAAACGCTTTTCTTTGTAAGCGTTGATTAATCTTGATGTCAAACTGTCGGGTAATAAATGGCCGAAAAAAGGTAGAACATAGTTATCGAGCATCCTGGGCTTGTCATTTTTGCCTAAAATATGCTCTTTCATCCAGGACTTGTATTCTTTAGCGACGGCATTGATTGTATAGGGCGATGTTTTTTTCGCCTCTAAGCCTAATTGGGCCCGGACAGCTGCTTCATAGGCTATTGCTTCCAGATCATTGATAAATTTTTTTCGGCGACGAAATTTATCCTTATCCGTTGGACCGAATTTAATGTAAATATCATACAGTCCTGGAATAATCTGGCCGTTTTTTTTAACTGGTTTTATTGTCATTTTTCGCGTTGTTTTCTCTTTTTAATCGAAAGTTCAATAAATCACCCTTTGCCATTTCCTCGATTTCTATTGGAGCATGTCGACGGTCATCCGATAGTCCCATTGCGGCGATTATCAGGTCTAACTTGCGCTCTATTCTGGCTCCGTCTTCTGCGGTTAACAAGGTTGAAACTCCTTAATATTAGATGCTTCTTCCTTTTGCACCTGAGCGAGGGCGGCTTCTGCGCGAAGGTAAATGCCTGTTCCCTTGCCGTTTATGAATGCTGGAGCTAAGGGGGCAAACAGATCCAGCATGTCTTCGAAAGCTTCTAAAAGTTCTTTTCTTGTTTTCTGTTTCATTGTCCTTTCCTCCAAATTTCGGGGCTGCCAGTACAGCCCCATAAGTATTATTAACTGTGTTGCTGCATATATAAAAAACTGGTTAATGGTTTTCCGCTGCTTACTGGATGCAGCGACTTCTGCCGACTATATTACTACTTTAAGGAGGGTGCCGGTCTGTTCCCGACTGTCAGAGCTTTTCATGGATTCCCTGGTCAGGCCAGGGAATGACAATTTTTTATTTCATACGTGTAAGAGTGACGATGATCACGCCGAGGAAATAAACGGCAGCGACACAAAGGAAATATGGTACATATTTCTGCATGAGCGCTTCAGCCCGGTCGATGTAATCATCGATATGTTCAACTTTGTCTAAAAAAGATTTTTTCATTACTTTGGCCTCTCAACAGTCTTCCCCCATGCCAGGAGGATCCCACGCGGCAGCCATGCGGCGGATCACAGGAACTAATATTTCTTTAAGCCCGCTTTTAGCTCTTGCGATACATACGTCCATATCCACATCAACCACATGGTACTTGATAACCCACTTTGGAGATTCCCATAATCTACGGCGTTCTTTCGTATGGTTACAGGCATCGATGATCACATCATTATGGCCAGCAATAAATAATGATTCGGCCATTGTTTTTGCTATCCCCCATACAAGAGATTCCGTCTCCGGACGCCAATTTGTTCCATGAACTGCTAAACGGATGGCGTCAGGAGACACAATCGGATAACCCAACTCTTTCGCAAGAGTGCTTTTTCCCGATCTTGGTAAGCCAACCATAATGTGCAACACATTCGTTGTATTACGCTCTCTTTGCATATCTCTTTTCCTTCTTTTCCTGGCATTTCACACACCGCCTTGCATCTGGCTGCAATTCGAGTCGCGCCGGCGGGATCGGCTTTTCACAATCCAGACAGCAACGGACGCCGTTGATAATCAAGGGATCCTCTTCCTCTGTGTGCCGCGCTTTTGCTTTGATCAGCGCGGAATTGCGATAGAGTTCGTCATATTTCTGAGCGTTATCGATTTCGTCAGCCATAATTAACCCTCAATTGCATCTCTGTGCGCTTCAGGCGACATGCAGCCATTATTTCGATTGCAGTATGTGCAGACGTCGCCGTTAATTTCGTCAGGATCGGAAAACAGGCAAGCTTTTGTTTCCTCCAGGCATGTGGCCGAACAGTTGCTGTCTTTTGTGCAGTAGTTCTTTTTCTCGGTCATGCGGCTTTTACCTCCTTGAAAAACTTCTTGATCGCTTCAATTTCGATGTGCTGTTTTTCAAGCTCTGCCCTTAATTTGTCGTTTTCACGTTCGAGAGTTGTTTTTGTCGGTTTTAATTCCTGGCCGTATTTCATGGCCAGCCAGCGGAGTGGAATCCAATTTCCGCAGAGATCCATCAGACAGGGAATTTTTTCAGGGGGGAAATGGGCTTGACCGGACCAGATTCTTGACCATTGCGCCGTATCAATTCCTAATTCGGCGGCTATCTGCTTTCCATCTAAGCCGGATATCTCAACGCAAAGTTTTAAAGCAGCTTTGAAGTTGGGAATTCTGGCTATAATTTCATCCGATAAATCTTGCTTTGCATTTACCAGCATGAGTTCGCCATTTTCCATTTTCGTCATAATATCTTAAATTCCTTCATTATTTTTGACCGTCAATTAGCGTCAATTTTATTGACTTGTGTTGACTGTCTATTTTTTGACAAAATTTTTTTTCGCGAAACGAAGAAACTAAAATTTCAATAATCGAAGGAGGTTTCATGCCATCATTCCTTATTGCTGCTTATGCCGTAAAATTCCGGCCAGAATGCTTCCTTCTCGATTTCCAACTCGTTGACGATTGCATCCAGCATGGCGGCGGACTGATCTACCGACTTAAATTTTCCATTTATGACTTTACCGACACCGGGTCGGGAATGACCGATTTTTTTGGCAAGAGCAGCAACGGAAGGAAATCCCTTTTCCAGAATGATTACTTTTCGTTTGATTACGAACGGGTTTATTGTTAACATTGTAAACAATCCTTAGTGAGACATTAATGTTTATGCCTCTATTATTAATGTGGAAGCGTATGTAAACGATTACGTTTCTATTGTCAAGGAAAAAGTTACTATAAGATGAAAAAACGTTACGATAAAAGTACGATGATCGGCAGGGCAGTTATTGCCTTTGAGTGTACAAGCCTGGCTCAACTAGCTAAAATATTTGATTTATTTCCCCAAGATTTATCTAATAGAATCCGTAGAGAGACATTTTTAGAATTAATCGAAAACGAAGCAAAGAAACGCAATATAAACTTAGATTGGATAAAAACCGGTAGTGGAAGCATGATAGTCACCGAGCCCATATTAGTAAATGATAGAACGGATAATTTACCCATTTATTCTTCTTACATGGAGAAATTCTTATTCCTTCATCAGCAATTAGAACATATATGCCGAGATGGTTCAGAAAACCAAATAAGCATGGTCGCCGCAGTGCTGAAAGGGGCGGAGCAAAGTGTTATGCAGTTCAAAGCAATCATGGCGGAAATATTAAAATTGAGTGATAAAATAGATAAATTGGAATCGGATTTAAAATCAGAAGGGAGGATTCCCGGCGCTACCTCTCAGGACAACCAAACGCGCCGGAATGCGAAATAATAGATTTTCCGATTTATTCTGGTTCACCACTGGATAGAAGAAAGGGTGAGAGAAGGAAAGGTGATAGAAGAAACGCAGATAAATCTTTTCGCCACCTTTCAGGACAACCCAACGCGTCGGAGCGCGAAGCAATTTCCTTTCCGATTCAACCTGGCTCGCCTTTGGATAGACGAAAGGGTGAAAGAAGGAGAGGCGATAGAAGAAAAAATTCAAATGTAAAACAAGAAACAGATGTATCGCTTGAAGACAGATAATTAAGATCGTTCGGTGTACAGGTAGAAGTAAAGCTGGGCGGATCAGAACGCGACTCATGCGGACAGTGCACAGTTTATAGACTGTGGAGGATGTTTTATTTAGCGGCGCCGGCTATGGAAGAAATCATCCGGCTGACGTTTCCGATAAATTTTATTTTTTTGATTTGGTATAAATAATCATATAGAATATCTATGACATCTACGGACATGGAGAAAAATATTAGGAGTAAAAATTATGGCATATATGGCACGCTACACTAAAACAAGCACCGGATATATGGGACAACTCATAGAATGGCCGGAAGTCGTTACGGAGGGTAAGACTCTCGATGAGTGCCGGACCATGCTGCGTGATGCACTCCATGAAATGATTCTTGCCTATCGTGAATTAGACAAACCAATTCCTGCCGGAAGCGACTTGATAGAATCCATTGCCGATGAGGGTACTTATGTCCGTAAGTCGGCGTGATCTTATAAAGTATCTGGAAGAAAATGGTTTTAAAGTTGTTCGGGAAGGCGGAAATCACACAATATATTCCAATGGAATCAAGATTATCCCCGTAAAGAGACATCGGCAATTTGATCGTATTACCGCCAACGAAATCTGTAAACAAGCTGGATTAAGTATAAAGTTTTAAAGTCCAGCCCTGTAGAAAGGTCTTTTGCCTGGCGGCGCTGATGACCTCTGGATCAGGAGACACATACTAATATTTTTTGGAACTAGGCAAAAAACTGATAAGACGTCTCTCTTTCGAAACAAAAAGCCCGTCAGCATGACGGGCCTCCTGTAATAAATATACTTAAAATTGGTTACGAAAAAAAAATCAACATTAATGGTCTTCATGACAATTATTACGGAATGTTAGTTTTATAGTCAGAAAGGATACCTTGATTGTCAAATTTTAAAGTTAATTTGTAAAGTGCATGATTTGTTGAACCGAGAAGCGCATTTGAAGAAGTTGTTTTACATAAATATGAATAATACTGATATCCTGCACCACTGGATGATTCCATCCCTCTTGGCTTTCCTAATGCAGTCTCCACATCTTGTGTTGTGGTTTTTCCGATAACTAGGTTTTGTGAATAGTCAAAGTTAGGTATAGATGTATCTTCTGCTAGATTAACAATATGTGGCGCATCATCTAACTTCCACATAGCTCCGGTTGCGGGATCAACAATCAGTATTCCAATCAGTCCTCCAAATAAAATATTTCCAATATACCAACCATTCAAATCAGCTGATATGTCAACAGAGGATGCCTGATAACCATCCTTCATGCATTTAACGTTATATTTCGCTGGCTGGAAGAATCCTTTGGAAGAATCAAGATTTAAGGTCATTGGGGTTTCACCGGTATGCAATTGCGCACCATTCACTTTAGAGACCACGCACTTGGCCCCCGTTGGATTACTCTGCACATTTACCGGCCAATTGGATTTACTAACAATGCTGGCACAACCCGTTAAGAAACTTACGAATAAAACAGTGACAAAGAACACACACAATCTTTTTTTCATGATTTATCCTTTCATTTATTATTTATCCAACAAAACATGCTTGTGGAATATTGCAAAATCAGGGGACAACATGTATTTTCAAATTTGATGTTACGTTCCCCGAATACCGCCAAGAAGGTCTTATTTTCTAATCTTCCTGCGAATGCCGAAAAGACTAAGCAAACCAGAACCAAGTAGCAAAGCTACAGTGGGTTCGGGTGTGGGAATGGGTGTGGATACTTTGAAATCAAAGTCGACGTTGGTACAAAAGTAGTTGCCGCTTAGTTCGAAGCGGTATGTTCCTGCATCCAATGTTCCGGTATAAGTTCCATAATCAGAATCCAAATTCAATACGTTTGTAACGAGACTGTCCAATCGTAAGGTGTTGTAACCGAGACCCAAAAAACCATTCAGTGGATCTTCTATCTGGAGGTTATATTGCGTAGGTACTGTCGTTGTGAATGTGAACACAATTGAAGACGCAAATTCTCCACTAATCGTGTAAGTTGGCCAATCGAACCCTGCTAACATACTGCCGTATGCTTCAAGGAATGTATCCGATGAATTCAGAGTAGTATTTTGATTAGCAAATGCACTGGAATAGCCGGCTGAGGCGACAGCGGACTTATTATATGTCCCGTAAGCTAAGCTGGTGTCTGATGCGGCATCTTCTAAAGCCTGGCCGGTGACCTCATCTGCGGCCATAATGTAGGCATAGACTGACCGCGTGGCCGAAGTCAATGTGATGGCGTCAGCCTGTAAAGGCACTGGGGTGGAAAAAACGAAAAGACAAAATGAACATATTGATATTAATAGAATCTTATTAATCATTACATAGGATGCCAAGCTACCAAACAGTTTCTTCTTCATCTCTATATTTCCTTTGCTTTATACTTTTATGTCAAACATCAACATCATTAATATTAAATTTGCTTCATATAGAAAAAGCTGTGTGAATAACATATGTTAAAAAGTATATTTTTCTATATCTTTGAGAAATAAATGGTCGCCATTTCTAAAGGTGGAATTCGTAATGACTATGACTTGAAATTATGAATTTTCGTCACGATTGACATTTTATTGATATCAGCTTACTATAAAGAAGTACGCAAAATCTGGATGAACTACTTTCTATTCAACAAAATATCGACACATATCAGAGCGATTACTGAAAAAGAGGCGAGCCCTCTTTACCCTGATACTGATCGGGGTTGCGCTGAGATAGGGGGTAAGGGTTAAGATTGCGAGCCGTCTGAGAGTCGGCTCGCAATGACATAAAGGGACTGGATTCTCGCCTGCGCGGTAATGACAAAGAGGGCGCATTAATTTGGGGACACATAACGGGTACATGTCCCCAAATTAATGCAATGACGGAAAGATTAATTTGTTAAATTAACATAGACAGACATATTTTGTAGTATTTGTTCAGGGAAGCCGTTGATTGAATAAAACATTTCTATGCCTGCCAGTATTTGCTCCGTTAATGCTTCATTGTTCCCTTTGGCGGCCCAATTACCATCTTCCGGCAATTCCGCTGCCTGGGCTTGCACCAAAAATGTTCTTTCGCCAAATACCCATTCATCATTTAATGTCAGAGTGCCCGGAACGGCTAAAGTTGCCGTGTGCGTGCATGGCACGTATTGAATCACGGTGCACATGGCGAATGATTTATCATTAAACTGGCCTTTCATCGCGCTTCCGTACCATTCATGATTCAGGGCATATTTTTTTTCTTCACTCCATGATTCATTGTCTGACGAATTCCAGTCGGGAATGATAAGGCTTCTGGAATAATAAGCATTATAGGCAGCATCCAGGTACATTGTAATATCAGATTCCGAGTTTCCCTCGAACGATCCAATAAGCCCAAAAGGACCGTAAAAATTATAAGTGCTTGTAGAAGTAGACGCCTTTCTTGACACGCCCGATCTCGACCATTCAGCTCCTGCCGGCCAACTTGGATAAGAAAAATACTGAAATATGTGCTCGATACTATTGAAATACTCCTCGCTCCACGTGCCTGTGGCATTATAATGCCGCTCCGTCCGCAAGCCCGTATAAGAACTTTCATCTATCGCAACGATTGCGTAAACGGATTCCGGGAAACGCTTAATCAATCTGTCGGCTAAAGGCACCGCATCATGATAACGGACAATCGCCGAAAACATCCAGCCATTGCTTTCATCCGATGGATCAATTAATTCAGGATTGATTTTGTAAGGAGGATCATCCCAGGAAAAATCGGGGATCATTTCTTCTCCCGATGATTTATGAGATTCCATCCATTCCAGATATTCGGCGCTGTCGACAGCAACCGGCCCGAGCGCCAAAGAATTGCTTTCGATATCCCATATAACGGCAACTGATGTGCCGCTGGTACCACCGATTATAAATACGGCATGTTCGCCGCAGCCTTTCGGATTGCTTTCAAAGCCGATCACCTTCGGGGCTGACCAGTTTTGCCCCGTGAACTGCACTACTACCCGGTCGCCGACGGTAAATGCTCCACAATTGCAGGTGAGATATTCGACCGGAACACGGGTAAGGGCAGGGGACGGAGTAATGTTCAGATTCTGGACGGAGCTCAGCGCGGAATCAAGGGTGACGTCACAATAATCCTCGCCGCTGTACAGGGCGGTGATCGTGCCAATCCGAAATGTCGGTTTCCAGCGTTGCCAGCCGGGGAAACGCGCCATGTTCAGGAACCAGCCGGCGGGCGTGGAGGCCATGACCGGCTGCAGCTGCTGATGGAATGGATCGGCGGATCCGCCGGGGTAGATGATTATATCCCCGTCGGGTTCGCCGTTGGGCTCGATGGTGCCAACCTCGACGCCGGCGGCCAGATCCTCGGTGAGATCGGCGCACCAAACACCGTCCACGGTGTGCGCCAGCGGGATTGCTTCCAGCAGGGCTTTCTGTTTTGTCTTGGATTCTTGCTCCTGCAGCAGGAGGGAGTGGCTGGAAGATTTCGCCTGCAGGGTTTTCATGGCCGCGAGATAGGCGGATTGCGCCGCATCGACGTCTGCTTTTTTAGCCTGGCCGACTATGTACTGACCAATGAGATTGTCCAGGGCCGATCTTTTTGCATTATAATCGGCTTGAGCGATTGCTTTAGCGGCCAGGGCGTCTGATACAGCCGTTGCCAGCAAAGACAGCCGGGCGTCGATTTTGGCGAGGTCTGAGGTGATTCTGGCGGTATGCTCGACAAGTTCGATATTGTACAGGCCTTTGTCGCCGCCGGATAGTATTTTTGCTTTGCTCATGTAAACCTCGAAAAAGGGGTTTAGGCTGAAGGCTGAAGACTGAAGGTTCCTCTGTGCGCCTTCGGCGTTCTTTGTTCCTGGATTCCCCGGTCGAGCCGGGGAATGACATAAAAGGTCTGGATTCCCGCCTGCGCGAGAATGACAACTTGCGCAATTTCGCAAACTGAACAAAAATGCTTAAGCGCTCAGGGCAGACATGGCTTAAGATTGCCACGCCGTCTGAGAGACGGCTCGCAATGACATTTTCCTTCAGTCGTCAGCCTTCAGTCTTCGGTCTTCAGCCTGCTTTTCTCACGCCTCCGTCACTTGCATGATCGCCTGGCGCGTGTCTACTGTGTAAGAAATCTGACCGATAATGATTGATTCCGTTCCGTAGACCGCCGTATCGCCGACTCGCAGGAAGATATCCGGCTTGGCGCGGAAAGTGCGTTTGCCGTTCGCTTGCAGGCCATAATAGGTTACTTCTTCCAGCTCGACAGACTTGGGGCTGGATGAACTCGTTGTTTTGTGGCCGCTGATCGTGGCGGAAGCGCTGCGGCCGCCGCGGGCGTCTTGCAGATTTTCATAATCCACCCGGATGATTTCCTCCGCCTGGATTGAACCGTCATATAATTTATAGCCCTGCTTGATGACGATGTCGCCGTTCGTCCGGGCGCTGATCTTGGCAATATAATTTATCGAATCAGGGATCACGCAGGCCAGATATGTAGGATCGCCGTCGCGCACGGTGGATTGGAAAGAAGATATCGGAATCACCAGATCCTCCAGCCCGTCGGCGGCGCCGGTGAGGATGCACTGGAAAATGCTTTGCATCTTGTACCGGGCGTTCAATCCCAGGGACCAGCCTTGCGTTGGAGAATAGGCGATTATTTCCAAGCCGGACGCCAGGGGAATGATCGCCGCCGCCGGTCCGTAAGACGGCGCGAATCCTGCCAGGACAAGCGAGCCTGCAGCGGTAATGTCCAGTAGCTGACAATGACTTGGATTGTGCCCAGTCAAAACTATTCCTGTAGCCGGGATATCAGCGAAGGCAGGGCCGAATAATGGATTGTGGCCCGTCAGCGTGAGCGACGCCTGCGGAATTGATACCACACAATAAGTAGACGGGGCATATCCGGTCAGAGCAAGAGTGCATGACGGAATTTCTACCAGCTCGCTGCCGATTATCGGAGCATGGCCGGATAGATCGATATGTGCTGTCGGTATAAGTGCGTAATATGCGATTTGGGTGGGAGCGTACGCCTGAATTGATATGCTTCCCGCCGGGATAACGACGCCCAGCGTAACGCAGGAAGGCGCGTGTCCCGTAACCAATAAACTTGCCGTCGTCGAAATGACGGTGGTCTCCTGCGTACCACCGGCTTCCCACATCATTTCATCAAGGTTGATGAAATCAAGCAATTCAAAATCGTTGAAGATATTCATCGGCTAATTATTCATTGTTACAATTCTGCGTTGATATTGGTCTTAAATTAAGCCTGTCCCGCCGCGCGTGAAGATAGTTTTTCGGCAAGTCCGCAAAGATCGCAAATTCCGCCACTCCCAGGTCATTTGAGCTGCATCCCGATATCAACCAGCGATAGTAACGATACGCTGTTGTATTGCCTATCGAATATAATTTTGTTACGCCCGCATCACATACTTGCCCCGTCTGGGTATCAAGATCATCCCAGTTGGAATCATCGTTAGAGCCCTGAAACTTCCAATCTGTCAGATAAGACCCATAATTTCCCCGCGCGTATGAATATTGCCGCGCTGCTTGCTCCCGGCCCGCCCCTAAATCGTATTTGCACCAATGCGTCCCGGAATACGGGTAGACAGCCCAGTATGTAGTCGGGCTGTCATCAAAAGCGCTAGCTGCAGGGTAATAAGCAGACGATGCTGAAGGCGTTCCGCCTGTACAAATATCCGAAGCCATTATAGACTCCTTTAATCAGTAATAGAGTTCACAAAACCTGTCAGGGTTATCACATTTGCCGTTCCGGCGAAGGCCTTGACCACCGCTGCATTTTGCAGGATCAATCCGGGGATAACGGGAACCAGGCCGGACTTGTAAGGAATCGTCACCTTAATATTTTGATCGGGCGCATCCGCCCCGCCGAATTCGATGGTCAACTCGACATCGGCGGTGTGGCTGTTGTACGCATACAGCCAGATTTCGTCGAATGTCCCCGCCGTTGTTCCCGACACCGCCGTGTGAATGGTTGTTCCGGGTGTGGCTGTGGCCGCGACTTTTATTGCCTTCCCGTCAGTGCTGCCGGATAATTTTCGTTTTACCGCTGAACTGGACATTTTTTGTCTCCTTAGATAGGGGTTTAGTCTGAGGGCTGAAGGCTGATGGTCTCTTTTGTGCGCCTTCAACATTCAGCCTGAACAAGGGGTTGCAACCCCTTGTTCTTTGATCCTGGATTCCCGCCTGCGCGGGAATGACATTTTTTTCGGTCTTCAGCCTTCGGACTTCAGCCTGCTTTTCCTCAGCCTGTTTTACGCCTTCGAAATGTCGAATATACCGGCGGCGTTCCACTGCACCTTCCAGTCTACTCCGGAAACGACGATATCCGCGGGAGTCGTGTCGAACAGGATGTAGGCAATCAGGGGATCAACGATTGCCGGCGATCCGGTTGACTTATTCGCGTATAAAATACCGTACCGGAAGGTCGCATTGAGCGCCGTGAATGTCAGGTCGGCGGCGTCAAAAACTGTTTTTGCCGGGGAATCTGTAAGCGTAACCGTCTGGCTGGCCAATGCCTGCCCGCCCTGGGTGTAGCCGGTGCCGGATGCTTCCGGGCTGGGGCTGACGAGGATATCGCCTAATATATCCAGCGTCGCATCCGGCGTCCAGGAACTTGTCAGCAAGGCCAGTTTGATGGTGTCCGTTTCCAGATTGATAACGCCTTTTGCCAGATATTCCGTCAGTTTATTGAACAATGTGATTGAGCTTGCCATGATTTATCCTCCGATTTCTTCCGTTAAATTTATTACCAGTACCGCCGCGCCTTCGGAATCCACATATATCCGGCCGGGAACGCCGATAAACGCCGATTCGTCCGTGGTGACGATTATTTCATTGTAGGTTTGAACCAGGTAGGCCAGGAAATCGATTATCTCCTTAGAGGCTTTCGGAACTCTGACCGTTATATCCCGGTCGCCGACCGCGTAACCGGTGTCATAAACGGATACGCCGCCGTCCAATGTTGCCGTCCTGGTCATACGGCGTTGCAGATCCCTGTTGGTGCAGACGTATTGCTGGTCGAGCTCATCGTCCCGAAAGATTCGAGCGCCGTTCAGGTCGTATATTCTGGTTGATATTCCGATCATAAAAACTCCGTTATTAGGGGTTTAGACTGAAGGCTGAAGGCTGAGGGTCTCATTTGTGCGCCTTCGGCGTTCTTTGTTTCTGGATTCCCGCCTTCGCGGGAATGACTCAGAGGTTAAGATTGCCACGGCGTCTGAGAGACGCCTCGCAATGACATTTTCCCTTTTCCCTTTAGCCTTCAGCCTTCAGCCTGTTTCTATGCTCCCGTCCCTACCAGCAGTTGAGCTCCTTCGGCATTGGCCCTGATTTGGATTGCCGCGAGGATCTCGAACATGAAGGCTTCCAGATGAGGCTGCAAGCCGGCTCCGTCGATCTGGATCATGGCCGATCCACTCCTTAACGCATCCGTGCGGGCGTTCAGATTGTCCACTTGCGCTTCTACTAATTTCTTTTGCAGTTCCAGCGCGCCGTCCCTGCGTTCCGCTTCGGCCTCGATCATGTCTTCCAGGGTGGAGCTGACGCCCTGGCCGGATTTGTATAATTCTACATAGCTGTCGATAAACGACGACATGGTTGTGCCGGTGGATGATATGGTGTTGTCCACCGATTTGAACGCCGCTTCTATCTGCTTTGTCCCGGCTTCGATGTTGGCAATGTCAATCTTGGCCTGCCATTCAATGGATTTCTGGATGATATCCGCGTTCGCCTTGACTGATTCGGCGTTCAGCTTGACATCAATGCTTTTTTCCTTCGGAATGGCTTCATTAATCTTCCGGGTGAGTTCGGTCCGTCCGTTTTCATCCTCGATATAGCCGACAACAATTAATCTTTCTTCATCCTTCGGGAACGCTTTGTTGACTTTCTCTTCGACGACTACGACGTCTTTTCCGATATCGCTGATAGCCTGCTTGATTTCATCCGCGCCTTCAAACTCCCAGAGCGTCTGCTTTTTCTCCGGGATGTTCGCCATTTCCTTGTTGGCGCCGACAATCTTTTCCTGCGTCGCTTCCGCCTGGCTTGCGACACCAAACAGGCCTGCTTTCATCTTGTCCAGGCCGCGCCCGGCGTCTTCACCGTTTTGCAGGAACGATTCCCTTATTTTCAATCCCGATTCTTCGACGGTATCGCGCATGTTCTGGAAAGTGGTGCTGAACTTTCCCAGCGCTCCCAGGCTCAAAGAGTCCAGAAATTGCAGAAACGTCTTTTCGAGCAGGATAATGGCCATGCCGATGCCATCAAACAGAATCTGCAGGCCGTTCCACATAATCTGAGAACCGCCGGCAATGGTATTGAATACACCGGAAACACTCGCGCCGTATTCATCCATGGCCTTGACCGCGGCAACCAGACCTAATCCCATGGTCTGTGCCGCTTTACTCAATGCCAGGATGGTTCCCGTCATTTTCTGCGTTTCTTCGTCGGAATCGGCGACGGAAAGAAGGAATTCCGCTATCGCCGTAAAGAAGGGCCGGAAGCCTTCCACCATGCCTTCGGTGACTTTGATCAAGCCGGCAATACCGTCGATGATCTTCTGGATGAATCCATGCAGATCTTCCACGTCGGTCAGATCGAGATTGCCCAGGTATTCGCCGAACGCGCCGCCCAGGTCTTTGATTGAGGAAATAAGTTTGGAGAAATCCAGTCCCTGCATGGCTTCCGGCAGGGCCTTGGCAACTCCGGAAAACCAGGTTGATAGCCCCTTAGATGCTTCATTCAGGGCGGCAAACAGCGGATCGAAAGCGCCTTGTTCAATGCCGGTATGAATGCCTTTCAGAAAATCGCCGATGGAACCGGCAATACCGGCTCCGGACGCCTCCAGCTTCGTGCCGATATCGATCAGCAATGTTTGAGCGGTATTGGCCAGCATCTGGCTTTGATTCTTGAACGTAGCCACCATTTTTTCATAGGCGGCGGCGGAACTGCCGGTAGAATTTTCGATCTGATTGAGGGCTTTGTTGAAAAACTCCATGCCGTCGCCCGTCAGCTGCATGGCTCCGTTCAAGGCGCGCACTTCATTGAAGAGCGTCGCCATTTTATCCGCGCTGCCGCCGGTCGCCTTCATCACGTCGGCGATTATTCCTTCAAAACCACGGGCTTTTAACGCCGAGGCGCTGAAATCCAGCCCCAGCGCCGCCGCAGCTTTGGCCGCTTCCTGGGACGGCTGGACAATTGTCGTAATGACGCCCTTGACCGCGGTAATGGCCTCCGATGTTTCCATGCCTTTCGCGGTCAGCGTCGATATGGCGGCGGACAACGACTCAAACGACACGCCGAAATTGGCGGCGATACCGACAACCTGCCCCATGGACTGGCCAAGGTCATCAATGGTCTGCTTGCCGATGAGGGTGGAGGTGAAAAAGACGTCGTTGAGGTGCCCGACGTCTTTGATGGAATAGCCGTAGGCATTCATGGTGCCGGTCAGCAGATCCACTGTTGTGTTCAGATTGGCGTTGTTGGCGACGGCCAGTTGTTCGGCCTTGCCCATGAATTCCAGGGATTCGCTGTACTTGATTCCGGCCTGGGCCGCCGTGTACAGCGCCGCATTGATGTCGGCAATGGATTTGACCGAATTTTCGGAATAGCCAAGGACCTGATCGCGGTATTGTTCCAGGTCTTTTCCGGTTGCGTCGATGGATGTGCTGATTAAGGCAAAGCCCTGGTTAAAATCGGAGGATGCTTTAATGGCCAGCGCCATTCCACCGACCACCAGGGCGGCGAGGGCAGCGTCGGCCTTCAGGACGCTGTCGGCCACTTTAGCCAGCGGTTCGGTGATCTGGCCGGTGACAAAACTTAAATCCTCGAACTTGCCGGAAATCATCCGGGCGGAACTGGAAAGCGACTTGTCTTCACCTTCAAAGACTATTCGGACTGTTTTTTCGAGATCGGCCATGTTTTTAAATCCACCCTAACCCTCCTTTAGAAAAGGAGGGGATGTCTGTGTTTCTGGATTCCCGCCTGCGCGGGAATGACCATTTTTGTCACTGCGAGGAGACCGAAGGACGACGCGGCAGTCTCAGGGATTGCCAAGCCGTCTGAGAGTCGGCTTGCAATGACATTGTCATTTTGTTTTCAGCGTCTGGTAGTATCTTTCCCAGAGGCTTATTTCTGTCGGAGTTAAATAACCCCACGGGAATACATCCGGCCTCAGTTCGTAGAGGAATCTCCCTCTGGCGTATCCGAGGGCGAGGCTTGCTCTGATTTCTGCGTCCTGCCAGAGGGCGTCGATTTTCCCGGCACTTGGCCTTTCCCCGAAAGCTCCATGATCTTGTTGGTGATCTGGTAAAATTCAATCGGGAAGGTTTCGCAAACCTTCACCGCCAGATCAAGCGGACATGCCGGATCGACGGAGCCGATAACCAGGTGCTCGATACGCTTGGCGATGTCCTGCGGCGTATCCGTTCCTATTCCTATCAGATCCTTGGCCGCTTCCACCGCTTCCTTCGTCATGGTGGACATGAGGCCGGAAATAAGCATGTTGACGGATTCCCGCTTGGTTGCAGCTTCCGCGCAGCGGCCTATTTCCTGACCGGTGAGACTGCGGACTATCCATTCGGGCTTGCTATCCTCCGCGAAAAAATCCTTCATGTCAGGCACGGGAACCGCTTCGGTGCGGTGTTTGAAACTTGTCTGTAAAAATTTGTTGACGTCGAATGCCATGTTTGCTCCTGAAAAAGGGGTTTAGACTGAAGGCTGAAGGCTGATGGTCTGTTTCGTATGAACAAGGGGTTGCAATCCCTTGTTCTTTATTTCTGGATTCCCGCCTGCGCGGGAATGACATTTTCCCCTTCGGTCTTCGGCCTTCAGTCTTCAGCCTTATTTATGTTGTTGTCACTTCCACCGCCGCTTCTTCGGCGCTGACGGTGCAGGCGGCTTGTATCTGGTCTCCTGCGGGGAAGGTGCGCGACACGCCGAAAATGCCCTGTTCCAACAGATACGGCGTGCTGTTGTATCTGCTGGGGAAGAACTTGAACCAGAGATTCTTTCCTTTCTGGGCGATCAGGGCGTCGGACAAGCCGTCATTCAGGTATGCCGTAAACGTGCTCTGTTTAAGGCTCTTGCTGGATGATCCCAGCGTCTGACCGTATATCTGCGTGGAAGATACGGAATATGTTTCCTCCGCAGGAACGAAATCCGATGATTTCTGCACGTCCGTAAAAGAGGGCGTGTAGTATTCCACGTAGACCTTTTTGGGAACCCCGCTGACCGGGGATGCTTCGGAGTGAATCAACGGCAGGGTGGAGGTGAAAAGCACTCCGGCATATCCGAGAGCGCCGTTTTCCACGTTGGAGCGTTTCACTTCCCAGGTGGGGTAATCGTACCGCTCGCAACTTGTGCCGACGACCTGCTTGATTTCATCGGCGGTGATGACGCCCGGTGTGGCGGATGACAAATGCACCTGACAGATTTCAATGGAAGTCGGCAGGATGTACGGAGGACCGCCCGCCGCGCCGCGGGTATCGGAATGCGACGTGCCTTCCACGCCCTTGACGGCGGCCAGCGCTCCCGCGCCGGTAACCGTGACCGAATATTTAACGTGGGACGATGTCGGTCGCGCGATGGCCAGATCCGCATCAGCACCGACCGAAGTTAAAACGCCCGCCAGATAACAGGTCAAGGCGGCGATATCGATGACGTCGTTGCCTCCCGAGGCGGCAATGGATGCTAATCCGCCCGTAACCAGCCCGTTCGGTGTGACTACCGGTGCGTATCCATCGACGTTGCTCCATAATGTGTCCGCGCTGCGAAAATCAAGGTGATCACCCTGATCGGTCAGCGCAACCGCCGCGACTTTGTTTTGCCCGGATTCGTATTGTATTTTTGCGTTTTCGGCTGTAGCCATGATTTATTTCCTCCTTTTGGGTTCTTGTTTTTGTTCCTGGATTCCCGCCTTCGCGGGAATGACAGATTGTGACGCTTTACGATCTCCCGATGATGATGTAGCGGTGGGGATGTTCCGGGCTGTTATGCGTCTCGACAATCGGCCAGTATTTGGCCATTTCCGCCGCCCATTCATCCATGTTCATTTTGATCGTCGTGCGATCCTTGCCCAGGCGCACATCCGGCCAGTCATAGACCTCGACAATCAGGTTTCTGCAGGTGCGCCGCATTTCCCGCTGAATGGCGTCGAGCTTTTCGGGATCCACCAGCATCAGGACATTGATGCAGATTCCCCAGTCGGCAACCGGGAAGTTATTCGGCAGTTTTTCGAGGGGAGACACGGTATAGGTGAGATTCTCGCCGATCTGTTTTCTTGTTGGCTCTTCCAGTGCATTGTCGGCGAAATCGACCATATTGATCTTCGAACAATAGCCGATTAAACCCAGTTCGGCGCGGCCGGTTCCCGAACCATAATCATTAACTTCCATTCCGCGCGGAATGATCTGCTTTAAAAAAGGAACAAGCCGCTGCGACGTTGATCCCAGGCGGTACTGGCCCTTGTCCCAGATTTCGACGAACTCTTCGCTCCAGGTTTCACTATTTCCCATTTTAAAATCCACCCTGACCCTCCTTTAAAAAAGGAGGGGATTTTTTCGTTCCTGGATTCCCCGGTCAACCTGCATTCGCTGGTCTGCGAGCCGGGGAATGACAAAGGCTAAGATTGCCACGCCGTCTGAGAGACGGCTCGCAATGACATTTATTGCTTCAGTCTTCGGCCTTATCATTCAGCCATTCTGCTGTCGGTGCGCCGATGAAATCCCGCGTCCAGCCGGACATGGAGCGCACATAGTCTTTTATTTCGTTGAATTTTGCTTCCCAGCCCCTGCGGAAGACTTCATAGCTTGCGCCCTTGTCATTATTGCCGGTCAAGGGGCATCCGCAGACGACAATTTTCTTGTAGCCTTCCTGGATTCCGGCATGAGCGCCGAGAAGGGCGGATGATCCGGAGGGAACGCCGACCAATGGGATGATGATATCAACCAGGTCTTCGTGCTGCTGGTGTGAGATGATTATCCAGTCGGTATTTCCGCCCGCTTGGACGCGGCGCTCCTTGGACATGACTATTTCCGTGGGGTGGTAAGTGGCGAAGTATTTTGCCGGGAAAAGGCATTTGTCCACGGAATCGAAGCCGATGAGCATGAAATCATAGGCTGAGGGCTGAAGGCCGAAGGCTGAAGTAAAAGCGGCGATGTCGTCCCCGACGCAGGGGGCGGAGCCGACGATTACAAGTATTTTTTTCATAATGTCCTCTATTTTAAATCCACCCTGACCCTCCTTTAAAAAAGGAGGGGACTTCTATTCACTATTCACTATTTACTGCGTATACGGATCATCGATTTTTGTGTGGTACATTACTTCCAGGTTGATATATGCACCGACGGTCAGTTGTCCTTCGTCCGGATATTCATCGAGGCCGCCGCCCGTGTAGACGATGCCGTCAATATAGGCGCTGCGGTTCCAGCCGGTGGGCGGGCTGGTTGTCGTGTCGTAGTGGGAGAGAAAGCATTTTTTCAGATCGCCCAGGATTTGCTCGGAAACGACCGATGGATTGGTCGGACCAAAGGCAACTATGCCTTCTATTTTCAGTTTCATGATGCAGGCGCTTACGCCGTATTTATTCTCTACGTTTTCCGGCTGCGGCCAGAGATCGCAGGCCGGTAGTTCTCCCGGATCTATTGTTTTGCGGGCGCGGAAGACATTGGCGCCGATATTGGTATTGTAGCCGCCCGCCGTTGTGATGACGGCTCCACGGGCCAAAAAGTCTTTGATGATTGTTTCGCGGATTGTGTCCATACCACCTCCGTCACTTCGTGACACCCCCGCCAGCGGGGGACAAGTTATAGTTTGCTAAATTCGTAGTCGGTTTCATGTACCAGGTTGCTGTGCAGACGGTCACCGGCCTTGCTCAGGATGTTTTTCATTACCGGATCGTTGCTCATGATATCGGGTACACGCGGGCCGTATAGCTCCTTGATCTTTAGCCGGTATTGCCGGGGCAACGCGGCATAATTAATTTTAGGATTGACCGGTTTTTTTGTCCCGCTGTGCCATTTGCGCCAAAAAACTCCTTTGTGGCCGCTTTGCATTGTGGCGATAAAGGCACTCGGAACTATCTTGCGCGCGTGATCCTTGCGCACCTGGACGGAAATGCCCTTTTTTGTCTGTCGGGAGGAATAATCGATCAGCGCCAGGGGCTTGCCGGTGCTGCTGATGGAAGCCGTCATATTGCCGGTGGATGCTTTTTGAATTTTAAATGTTTCATCGACAGCCGCTTTCTTGGCGGTGATTACCGCACGGATCTCAGCGGAAGAGTCGGTTTTGACGCCGGTCAGCGTCTTGTTTAACGCCCGGACGCTGACACGTTCCGGAAGGCCTTTTATCCCTCCCAGCATGTCGCTGACTCTTTGCAGATCCGATTCGTCTATTTTTATTAAAAAAGTGCCCATATTCTTTCCTGGATTCCCGCCTGCGCGGGAATGACTATTCACTATTTACAATTCACTATTCACTGTCTTTTACGTCATTATCGCCTTGACGGTTATGCCGTCGTTTTCTTCTATCGATTGCACGGTGAAGGTTTCTTCGTCAGCCGTGCCGGGGTTAAAGGTGAAGGTGTCGCCGCGATTCGGCTCGTTGATTATTTCCGCAAGCTGCGCTTCTATTGTTGTGCCGCGTTCATATACCTGGGCGTCCATCGAGGTCGGCTGCATCAATACACTGCGCTCCAGGATAACTCGGCAAGGAATTGCCGCGCCGCCTGCAGGCGTGAAGGTTGCATCCACGCCCACGGCGGAATTGAAAATATCGGCTACGGCTTGAACAAAGGGATCGGTCATGATTATTTCTCTCTTTTCAGGTTATTGGTTGAAGGTTTTGGATCTTTCTTCTTGTTCGTCAGGCATAAGCACCAGACGAAAAACAGGATTGCGGCGTAACCGATCAGGTAAGTCATTTTACTTTGTCACTCCTTTGGATTTTTCCCACGATCTCATGCCGGCAATGCCCAGCATGGCGAAAAGCATCTGGATTAAGACGCCGGTGTCAGTAACGGGGGCGTCTACTCCGAAAGCTTTTAAGAGCGGCTGCGCAAGCACTGAATAAGTCAAACCTGCACCGCACGACCACCCCACGAAGGGCCGCCAGCCGGAAACGAAAATATTCCCGGATTTCGCCTCTTCCAGATTCACCTTGGATTGTTCGGTTAAAACGGCAAGTTCACTTTCAATTTCCTTGAATTCCCCGGCTTGCTGCAATTGCAGCATGGCCAACTTTGCTTTTTCCGCTTCCGTCTTATCGGGAAATATCTTGTCAATTACCTTCGAGCCGAAATCAAAGATGCTGCCGATTCCTGTGATGTCTAATCCCATGATTGTTTTCCTTTTTTCTGGATTCCCGCCTGCGCGGGAATGACAGAGGTTGATGGATTCCCCGGTCGCGCCGGGGAATGACAAAACTTAGATTGCCGCGCCGTCCAAAAGACGGCTCGCAATGACAGTTACTTTTTCTTTTTACGCTTTTGTCCCGGCATGCGCCGGGCTATGCGCTTTGCTTTCTTCGCAGCTACCTTGCGCCGCACTGTTTTGGTGATCATCCTGCCTCCGCAAAAGTTCCGCCTGCATTGGCATAGGCTTTTTCGAGGTATTCGATGGTGTTTTCGTGCTGACCGTATCCGGCTCCCGGGAGTGACGCCCAGATATTGCGGCATTTTTTTACGGCCAGATCAAAACGGCCGGCGTCAACATCATCAAGCGCTTTTTGTTCCTTTATTTGCTGAATGGCGATTGCATCCTGGCTGGCCGGCGAGAAATCAGGAAGGTTAAGTTGCTTCTTGTAAGCATCGTAATACCGCGCCAAAAGCTGATATCTTCCTGCAGCGGTTGATTTCAGTCCCTTTTTGTTGAGAACAACAAGTTTCCGGGGGTGATCGGCATAAGAAGAGAATAATCCACCTCCTACAATTACATTATAGCCGTCGTCACCGTGTCCCTTCGTGCCCTCCGAGACGGCAATCATGTCCAGAAATGCTTTTCGGTTTTTTGTCATTTTAATGTCCTATATATTTCATGCCCACGGCCGCGACGAAGCCGCCGATAATGCCGCCAACAAACGCAAAGCATTTGTCCATGAATGTCCGATTCTCCAGGCTTATAATTCTTGCATTCAATGAATGCAGAGTCTTATAGATCGCCCATGATTGCTGTTCCGGCGTCATGCCTTCCCAGTCTTTTTCATCCAAGACTAAAAATCCTTTTTCATTCATTGGCCGGGCTCCCAGGGTGGTTCATGAAGCCTGCGCAATGGCGGGCGCAGGCTGCACTGTTGATTTATAAGATGGTCATTTTCACCAGTACGCCGGGACGGGTGCAGATCGGGAGCGGATTGGATTCGATATGCAGATCAACCCAGCGGCCCATGGCTTCCAAAACCTGTTTGACATACAATTCAATTCCGGGAGTGTTGACGGCTTCGATGAAATTACCGGGAGCATAAACCTGTTTGAAAGTGCTCATTGTGCCCGTCGGGAAGCAATGGCCTTCGCTGGCGGCAATAAACCTGCGGGAAGTTCCGTTTTCGTCGGTTGCCGTACCCCGGTATTCCTCGAAAGTTATTCCGCCGAATTTGAACCCCTTGCGCGGATCGACGCCGGCGATGTCCGCCGCGGCCTGCCAGTTGACGTAAAACTTTTCGACGTTGGGATGTCCGATCAATGCATCGAAAAATTCCTGCGATACCAGGGCCCTTACTTCGCTCATCACTTCCCCGTGCAGATTGTCCTCGATATGCCGTACGACCTCGCGGCACTTTGCGGCCACATCGGTTGTGGTGACGTAGGCAAGGGGGCTTCCTGCCATCAAATTGAAGTTGACCGTCTTGGCGGAAATGCCGAATTCGGTATAGAGATTAAAAAGGGTTGAGCCGTCGGCATCCAGAATGATTCCCTTCAGTGCGCCCATGCGCATATGTTCCAGGGTAATGGCGAATTTGTTCTTTGCCGTCTGGAGGTGTTTATTCATCACCGTCACGAGGGTTTTCATTTGATTCGTCTGACCGAATTCGCGCACTCCGGAAAATTCTTCCGGACGGATGATGTCGTCCAGGGGAATGTGCGGAACGGTAAATGACCGCACGGTGCGCTTGCCCATTTTGTTCTGATGGCCGGGAGCGCCGACCGGAAGGGTTTTCAGCAGGTTCAGAATGCCGTTTTGTTCTTCAATAACCGCGGTGCGGGTTGTAATTCCCTCGGTATTGTTAAAGATACCGAGCTGGTTGACCCGCCCGTACATATTCGGGAGTATATCGATTGCCGCGCAAAGGCTGACCATGTTGAAGGCATCCTGGTCAAAGGGATTGATTATTTCTCCGCCCACATCGCCGCGCTGACTTTTCAGTATTCTGATTACAGGACTAAATATTTTCATTTTGTTGCTCCTTTTTAATTCATCCGGATTATATGTTTATTTATAAAGTTACCAACCACCCCCGGCGCTTAGCGCCACCCCCGCCAGCGGGGGACATTTATACTTCCGTTACGGATATGATTCCCTTCGTCAGCAACTGCGCCATGGCCGCGGCTTTTTGATCGTCCGTCACGGCGGGGGAGGTGACCGGCCAGACCAGATTGGCTTCCACCACGCGGGCTGTGCGGACAATCGCCACCGCCTCTTTGGCCGCCGCTGTTGCATCGCAGGCAGCGGTTAAAATGCCGTAAGCGTCCTGAGACCCGTCAATAGCGGTGAAATCAATGGCGACCACCTGGTTGCTGCCTTCGGCGATTGCAATAGTAAACGCGTCGCCGACCACAAAGTCGGGGCTGCCGTCGTTGAGGGTGAAATTGATTTGATCATTGGTGTAGGCGACACCCGCCACGGCGTCGGGAAGGGCATAACCGTCCGGATCTTCCACGGAAAAGAGGCCCGCTCCGGCATCGGCATGGATGCATTTAAGGGTGTAAGTCCCGAGTTTGGCTTTGGCTCCCGCGGTGACTCCCGTACAGGTGCCTGCCCCCGTATTGCCGGCATCGGCTGTGCCGGTTGCCGGGCAGGCTCCCAGTTTTATCTTTCCCAGCACCGCGCCAACAGCCAGATCCTGACCAAGTTTAATGGTAACCACTTCCCTGGACATATTACCGGGTGCTTCGGTCTTTAAAATGTCATTGAGATAATTGCCTTCGGATAATGAGCCGCGCAGGGAATGCAATTTCCGGCGGATAAATATTCCGATATTCGGACTCCACTGCAGCAATATGAGAGCCGCAAAACAAATCAAACTCGCTATAAATATTCTGTTCATGTCTTTTTCCTCCTGAAATGATTTATGGGTTTATAGGCTGAGGACTGAGGACCAAGGATAAGATTGCCACACCGTCTGAGAGACGTCTCGCAATGACATTTTCCTTCAACCATCAGCTATTTACTATTTACTATTCACTTATTTACGCTTCCCTTTCCCGCGGCCTGCGCCCGCCGGCGGGCATCTTCCACCAACGGGCTCACTTCACCGGTGCCCAGGGATGTAACGGAACTGCGAATCCCCGTCTGTTTGCTCTTGTCGGCCTTGGCTTCCATGACTTTCGTCCGCGCTTCTTCGACGCTTACGCCTGAAGTAACGAGGTCCAGTGCCATTTTTTCCATGCCGCCCAGCGAACAGATTTCCAGGATGGATGTGACGCGGGCGGTGACTTCTTTCTCGATTTGAGCCGCATCGACCTTCAATCCTTCTTTAATCGCGGCAAAGTCGGCGTTTTGCAGGTCGGTGGATAACTGCCCGACCGTTATGCCCATGACTTCCGCCATTGCTTCCAGATTCGCTTTTGCGATGGATATGACGCCTTCGGCCTGAGCTTTAGGGACGTAGCCCAGTTCAGCCATAGCTGCGGTTATTTCTTCCGCGGGTTTTCCTTCCATGATCGTTCGTAATTCATCTGCTATTGTTTTCATTGATCCTCCCTTGATTGGTTTTTTCTTTGCTGCATCGATTAATGCCTGTGACCAGGACATGACGGAGTCGGCCAGCCCCGCATCCACCGCGTTTTTCCCGTAATATAACGCGGCTTCGGTTTCCCGGACGGCTTTTGGGCTGAGGCCGCGGTTTCTGGCCACTGTCTTGACAAATAATTCATAGGTGGAGTTGACAAACGCCTGGGCGGATTGCAAAGCGCTGTCGGACAAAGGCGAATGCGGATCGTAATCGTTCTTGCGGGCGCCGGCATAGATGGGGGTATATTTGACGCCGATCCCTTCATCGAATTTGCTTTGATCCATGTGCACGCAGATAACGCCGACCGATCCGGCGCTGGCGGTGCGGGGAAGGTAAATCCTTTCCGTGGCGGAGGCGATGGCATAGGCCGCGGAGTAAGCCATCTCATTGATAATGGCGGAAATGGGTTTGCTGCCGCGGGCATTGTAGATTTCATCAACCAGGTCAAAGCAGCCGGATACCTCGCCGCCGGGGCTGTCAATGTCGAAAACGATGCCGGTAATGTTCGGATCGGCCAGCGCCGACTGGAACTGCCGGCTGATGGTTTCGTATGACGTTTCGCCGAAAAGCCATTCCATGAACTCGTCCTGCTTGTAGGAGAGAACGCCGCAGACGGGAATGACGGCAATGCCGTTTTGCGGGACGACATTGGATCGCTCCGATGGGGCCATGGACAGGGCAGCCTGGTTCCCGAATACGGGTATGTTCGTGCCGATATGCCCGTTGAGTATGCCGAGAACAGTGTTGAGGCTGTCGGCATGGATCAGCAGCGGCCTGTTCAGGATCCTTCCCGCTACGGTCATAATCGAGTTGTTCTTTTTCATGATCTGTTCTCCTCAACCGAATCGTTGACGGTTTTTTCCGCGGCTTTCTGGACGGCGCCGGATGTGTTCGTTTTGCGCGGATCGCTGTCGAGAACCAGGCCGGCGCTGTCGGCCCGTTTGTTGTCTTCCGCAATTTCGGCATCGACGGCCTCGACATCGTCGCCCAGTTCGGCGACCACCCGCGCGCGGGACTTGAATCCGTTGCGGATGGCCATTTGCTGCGCGAGCTGATCCTTGACCGGATCGACCCAGGGCCAGCCGTCCGGACGCCATTTGACCCGGCGGTAGCGGCGGCGGTTTTGATAATAGTCGGGAATCCGCAGAGCGCCGCATAAAACGGCGGCATCCATCCAGCGCTGCGCAATGGGACGGCAAAATTGATGGATCAGGATTTGATATTGGAGCTGATTTACCCGGCGGCGGAATTCCAAAAGGCCGGCGCGGATGGATGAATAATTGACCCCGGTCAAGTCCCCGGTGAGCTGTTCGTAGGTGACTCCCATGCCAACGGCGATTTCGCGTATCTGCTGTTTGATCCAGACTTCATAAGTTGTACCGACATCGACTGGATTAGAAAACTTGACGTCCTTGCCGACGGGCAAAACCGGAAATGTTCCGGGTTCCAGGGCTATAATGTCGTTACTGTTGCCGTCAGCGCCCAGGGGTCTGCCGATAATCCCGGCGGCTGCGGCGTCATAGTCCTGCGCCTGGGTGATGAACCCGCCAAACATGGCCGCGGTCTTTTTGCGGACCAGTTCGGCATCTTCGTACTGATCGAGCTCATGCAGTTTAACTATGATGGACGAAAGCCAGGGGCGTCCGCGCATCTGGCCGATGCGCAGCGGGCTGAAGACGTGGATCATGTCTTCCCTGGGTACTCGGATCCGTTCGGTGGCGTTGGAAGTAAACGAAAGCATTTCGCCGGGGTGCTCGTTCCAGAGCCAGTAGGCCTCGCGGCGTCCCAGCTGATCGATTTCAATGCCCATCCGGATTTCGTTGCCGTTGGGAGCAACGCTGTTGAACTTTTCGTCCAGGTGGTCGGCTTCGAGCAATTGCAGTTTCAGCGGAACGGTTTCGTATTCTCCGGGACCGGCATCGATGAACCGGCAAAGGAATTCTCCGGCGTCAATCATGGCGGACACGCCCAGGCTCTGCTGGCCGTAAAAATCGAGCAGATCGTAAAAGTCGGATTCTTCCGTCCAGTCGTTCCAGAGCTCCTGGATTTCTTCTTTTAATTGTGGATTGTCTTTGATCTGCCAGCGCGGATTGATACCCGAGCCGATGATATTGGCGATGTAGCCGGAAGCTCCGCCGTCAACAAGCGGGTTGTTGCGGCGCAATTGCCGCGAACGGGAACGCAACGAGTTCAGTGACGAATATAAGCTGGAGTTCGGGCCGATAGCCGACGTACCCCATGTTCCCATACGGCGGCCGGAGGCCGCGCCTTCATATACTCCGGCTGTGGCGACGCGGGGAATAGGGTGCCCGTATTGATCCACTATTTTCAGCATCGGCACGCTCATTTTACAGGCCCTTTCCGGTTGTGGTCAGCACGAAACGACGGGTACTGGAGGCGGCGTTCATCTCCGCCTGAATGGAATCACGCAGGGCCTGCAGCTCTTTAATTTGGGATTGCCCGTAAGCGATGATTTTCCCGTTTACAGTCACACTGACAACGCGTTTGCCCTCGGCCAGGGCAATGATGGCGGCTTGTATTTTGGTCAAATCGGCGGTGGTGTAAGACAAGGGGGAATCTCCTGATTTAGACTCTTGAAGCGTCTAAAATTTCAGGTAGGATCGCAGAAAGAAGCAAAGCGTTCCAGTGGCTCCATTCCGCTCCGTTCCGCTCTGTTCAAAAAAAATGAAGGATAAGATTAATTTTTTGTGGGGTGGAAATGTTGATTTGGTCTGAAGGGGAAAAAGAGGGGTGGGGAAGTGGCCTTTGGGCTGTGTACGGTGTACATCTACAAAGTGTGATATGCATATTTTTTTATATGTTGCACATTACGGGTTGAAAATGGCTTACGAAAAAATCATCCTCTACCACGTTCTATTAGCTTTTCACCAGGAGGTAAAACCAGTGGCACAGAAAACTTAACCTTAGTAATGGCCACTTGTTCTGCACCAGCCTCATTCTTTTTCCCAAGATTAATACTACCAAGAAATACACCGATACCTTCTGTTGACCCACTCTTGTCTGTAGATGTTAGCCCGACATCAAAAACTACTTCTTGTGGCATTGCGTGGTTATATGTGTTCCATGCACCATCTTTTTGGAAAGACATATTTGATGGATTTACGATTCCACCTTTTTCTTTGATACTTTTCTGAGCTAAGGAGGCACCTTCTACAATTTGTTCGAGAGTTGCTTTAACAAAATCTTTTAGTTCCATTAAATATTCCCTTTCTTAAAATCAAAACGAAAAGCCAAGCCGGAGCGGCCTAGCGGGCCGCTCTCGGCTCTAGTGACGCGTTATATGATCATTTTTGAAATATTTTCACTAATTTCATGAATCGCCGCTTTTAGAACTTGAAGACAGATTTTTGCCGTATGCTCCCTTGGGGTGAAACCCGAACTCAGTTGCTCAAATGGATGTATGTAATTCCTGAAGTCTCGTAGTGAGTGACTGAACTTATGGGTGTCCTGTTGAATAAGCCCCAGGTCTTTTGCAACGTCGATAAATGAACTTAAAGACCAATCTTGGAACGACTTCACTTTGCCACTTGCGTCCTTTGGAGATGCTTTTGATGAATTGAACTGTTTTGGGTACTTCACTGCCAAACCTAGAAGAAGCCCTTCAAGAGTGCTACCAGCCATTAGAATAACCGACAAATATGCACTAGCCGGAAAGCAGCGTTCGATTTCTTTAATCCTTTGTTCCAGTATATCAGAAACGACGCCTTCCAAACCTATTTTCACAACCGAAACGTCTGCGAATTCCCTCTTCAAGAATTCATCTTCGTTACCTAATGATTCTGGTGTTTCATCAATCTCGATCTTTTGTAACTTTGTAAAACTAATTTCTGCGCCACTTCGGGTCACCTTCCATTTGTCAAATGCAATGTATTTGTTAAATTCGACAATATGCTTGTCCAACTCGCTTATTCGCCCAATAAAGTTCGCAGGGGATAGGACATTCCTTATGCACTTGTCGAGTTCGGGAGAACCATTAATGGCCCTTAGCTTTTCGTCAGTAAACATCCAACGTGATGGAAAACCTTGCCCATAGCTGTCATTAAAACCGAGTGCATTAAAGAATTGCACAAGTTGCGGTCCTGAACGATACCCTGTTTCTTCGTTGATTAGTAGCCTAAGTTTTTCAAGCGATTTCGGTGTCAGTATCATAGATGGCTTTCAAGTTCATCACACATAACGCTAAGCATCACAAGCGCGAGTTTACGAGCGTCCTTGTGAATGCGATTGTTCGACGGGTTGTCGGATAAAAAGTTCCGACTGCATACAACCAGCCATTCTGGATAATTCCGTTTGTAGATTCTGCATTATTGACACTAGGTTGTTAGAAACAAGCATTCCACAGCCTTTTAGGTTCTGACTTGGCTTAGGACCGCAAGACGCCCAATGTACTTCCCATGCTAAGGCCTTTGTTCTATTTGATAATTCCTGTGGTTTTGTATGCCAGTAGAACGGGTACCATGCTACGAAGTCGGTGTGACGGGAGCTGAGACTCGTACAGACATGGGCTAATAACCGCCAGTCTGATTTTGCATCTGGATGAAATGGCGGGTCCAAAAATACAAGGTCAGGTCCCGCCAATTTCTTCATAGCCGCATACCCGTCTTCTTGTCTAAACTCAATTTTTGTGCTGCCTGGAATCCTCATATCTCTTGCTGGTGGATATGTTGAAGCAACTTCATCACTAGTATCGAACAATTCTACTTCGACCTCTGTGAAGCGCTTTGCTAGTTGACTGGCCATGAATACCCATCCCGCTGGATACTGCTTCGTCTGTAGCCATTCACGTGCAACCGATAGGTACTCGAAATCGCATGAAGTATTCTCGGATATTTTACCAATGCCTATTGTCCATTCACCTCGGTCTATTAATTCGTGAATAGGTGCCCCACAGTGGCTCTCTGCATAACAAAATTTATCTGACGCCTTGGCGATTGCATTAGCTAACTCCATGAGAACGAAATGCTTCCAAACGTCTCCGAGATTACCCGCCTTAAGAGAGTGGTTGTAGTCCATCAGTGGTTTTTACCTATTGTCGTCGAACATTTGTTTATATGGATCAGTGTGAATATTGCAAACGCCGACGGTGCTGTCGGCATGAAACACCGCGCAAGATCATTCATATTTATGTTTAATACTGCGGTTCGATTACATTATCAAACAATTTTTGCATTTTATTGGAATATTATCAGGATCAGTATAATATCCCTAGTGATTTGATAGAGATTACCAGCTAAGGATTTCAAATCACGGATTACTGTTCGAAAGCTTTGCGTACGATTAGAAATGTATTTCAAACGTTTCAGGAAGTACATCTCAGGCAAAGCCTTTACCGAAGTCATGATTTTCAGCCAATAACAAATCTTTCACCTTCCATCTACAAAGGGTTAGATGCAAAGGGGCTAATAGGCTGAAAATTACAGAAAGTGACTTAACGCTAAAGGCCTTATCTAGCACCTTTGGACGTGTCTTTTACTTCCGAATCACTCTCGTAATCAAAGGCCGTTATTCTTCGTTGCTCCGTATGGATGCTTAACGCCTCTTTATTTTCCGAATCGATGGGTTCTATACCAAATCCCTCTAATGTGGCCAAAAGGTCTTCAATGACGTCTTGTTTATTCATTACAAAAGTAGATGCAAAACAACGCCAAAAACGCCAACCGGCACGTTCCAAAATACGTTGCCGTCGCATATCATCATCCCACTTATCAAGACCGTGATAACGATCTCCATCGCATTCAATTGCTAATCTATTGTCAAGGTTACCCTCGACTACCATATCAATGCGAAACTCTCCGACTGGCACTTGAGGAAAAACACGATAACCGCGCTCCGTAAGAATATCATAAATTTCACGTTCGAAAGGGGACTCACATCTTTTTCGTTTGTCAGCTACGTCTTTTTCATTTTGAGTAAAAGGCGTTGAAAAATGTGAGAGCAGTTTTTTCCGTATATCCGTCGTTCCTAAATCGTCTATTAGGACACTACGTACTAAATACATTCTGTTTTGTGCACGAGAAGCGGCGACATTAAAGCGTTGCTCGTAAGTCAAGCCTGATAAAGCTTTTGCATCACCTTTTGAAACCACCATAGAGAGGAACATAATATCTCGCTCTTTTCCCTGAAAAGTTCGGGCATCCCCACAAGTTATTTTATGACGTTGTATCATGTCCATGCCGATTTTTTCTTCGAGCATCTCCCAAATTTTCAGTGCCTGTTTATCGCCAAGCAAGGAAACAACGCCGATAGTGCGTTTTGCCATCAGTGGGTCTTGAACAATGGTAGAAATTTCATCAACGATGAATCGAGCTTCAGCGGGGTTAATATCACCTTTGCGGAAACCATCTTCTACGATTACATCCACCAAAGGGGGAGACAGCCGTTCTGACACTTTGGGTATCCGTAACGGTTTTAATTCGTGATTATAAAACTCTCGTTTTGAATATTCAATGATAGGAGCAACACAGCGAAAATGTTCCTTCAACATTACCGCTGATTTGGCAAAAACTACCTTAAAGAGATCGTATATAGAACGTTCTGGCGTCATTTGCGGTCGATAGGTTTCTATCTGATTGGCAAGAAAACGAATTATAAGATTGCGTATCTTTTCTTCCTCAAGGCCGACACCTTCCGGTGAGACCTGTTTATCATCTCCAACTATAAGAATCTTACGAGCGCGCAGAATGGCTGGCAGTGCGGTTAAATCGGACTGAGAGGCTTCATCAATGATAACCAAATCGAAACAGCCAAAGTCAGCAGGTAGCGATTCGGAAATCCTGTAATGAGGCATGATCCAACAGGGAATGGCAGAATTAGCCTTCGACGCCGCATTGCGCGCATCTTGTCTATAACGGATGGCGCGTTTGGCTCCTCTGCTGCCCTTGCCGATTTTGGCTATGGCCGCCATATAAGCCATTAATGCGCTCCTTACGTCAGGTGTAGCATTCTCGGCAAGCTTGAGCCATGTCCTTTTAGTTACGACTGTCTGATATGCATGCGCCAAATCAGCCTCTGTATCCACTCGAAGTTTTGTGAGCCGCTTAAGTTCTGCCCTGCTATCAATTGATTTTAGGTAAGTGGAAAGTCGTTTGATTCTCCACACTTCACGCCAGTTCTCAGGTAACAGATTATCTGTGATTCCAGTAACACGTTCCTCACGTAGGCGAGCCGCCCATTTAGGTGCGCCCGAATCTTGAATTAACTGAGAAACTGACGAAACAGTATCAAGACTGGGTTTTAATGAATGGATTCGACGTAATTCTTCCATCAGTGCAGTCCATCTGCTTTGTATCTCTGCTTCCGTAACAGCCGGGTTCCCTAAGGTGCTATCTAAAAAAGCGTGAATTTCGTTAATAACTCGGCCTGAGCAGCCTGAAAGAACTTTCTGAAATCGCTCCTTTAACGCCCATGATGCAGCTAAACGATTCCGGGTAAGGTGGTGAAGTAAAATTTGTTCAACTTCATCCAAGATACCATATTCATTCGGGATGCAGGACACCCTTGTCCATGTGGGAAGCACGCGCTTTATTGAATCAATTACTTCTCCTTCAATGGATACGATTTCAACAAGTCGCCGGTAGAGATCATATGCGTCGCTCGCAGCGGTAATTTGAGCGGGATTTGCCTGAAACTTTGGAATCTGTATATCTTCCGTCAAGGCATTCCAGCGGGTAAGCAGGTCTCGACAATGTTTTAAGTGGCATACATAATCAAGAACATGCTGCCAATCAGAAATTTCAACAGGTGGAGAATTCATTATATGTATGGCATCAAGCAAAGCTTTTTCAACCTTCTTACCGAATAAACCCGCTAAGCCAAATGGCCGCTTGCCCTCAACAAGATTACGGAGACCTTCGAGCACTTCTGTATTAAGGTCTATGTCGTTCGGTACGGAGACCGGCTTAGTCAGAAATCTTTTGCGTTCATCGATGGCAACATTGATATCGCGCCCTAATGAGTCAAACAATTCAAGGACATCCGTCTTTGAACCGGAACGCAGATATCCCAACACCGAAAAAAGCCATTTATCTTTGTTTTGAACAGACTGATAGAGAAGTTTTAAATTTGAAATCTTCGATGATAGATTTTGCGCGGAATCGAATGTTTGTTTTGAAGAGTCCGCAAGGGGGGGTACTTCACCTGCCTCGACCTGCGCCTGAAGTTCTATAACCCGAGCAAGGTCTTGGTGTGCCCGCATAAGTTCTTGGGCATCTGGGAAAGCCGAAATGAAAGGGAGTGTGCATGTCAGATAATCAAGGTCATTTAAAAGTATTCGCCTTGCTTCCCTGAGCTTAACTATATCTAAGTCATTAAAACGAACGCAGAATTCAGCCGATATGGAAATAGTGTCCTCAAGCCACGAGGCTGTTTCTTCATTATTAATAACCATTTCGGCAGACTCAAGAGGCTCAAGAAGCTCGCCGTCAAGTTCAATAGGTGTGAGATTCTTAATAGCCCATTCGCCAATCTGGTTATCAATCTTGGCGAGTTTGGCGTGATAGGCGTCGATTGAATTTTCTATTTGCGTAATTTCTCGCGACATAGAAAGTCGATCCAATCTTTGAACTTCCGCGGCAATTTTAGAAACTGCATACTCGAATTGCTTCATGCCCTCTTGCTCACTGGTGAGCAAGCTGATTGCAAGCGGCCTAATTTCAATGGGTAGCTTTTCTTGTAGGACGACAAGTGCAGGGTCTTTCATAGAAGTGACAAGCACTCGTTTTCCCATAGCCAAATAATGACAGATTATGTTTGCAATAGTATGTGTTTTACCAGTTCCGGGTGGCCCCTGCACCACAACGCCGTCTGAGCATTCAAGTAATTGTATGATACGGACTTGCTCATCATTAAACGGCATAGGAAAGAACAAGTCCTGAACTGTCGTGCCACTGTCATGTCCGGGGCTGCCACAAATAGTGGAGACGCCGCGAAATGGTGGAAGAGGGATATCCTCATTTGTTGTAGCCGGATCAGTAACAATAGCAGTTACAGACGGGGGAAGTGTAATCGTTGGATCATCAAGTTTATCCTTGAATCTCTCAATGTCTTGAATAAACAGGCTTGCACTTCTTGGTCTGGCGAATAAAACCCATGTGTCTGTTACTTTAAGTTCTTCAGATGCCTTTGGTAGTGAACGGTCATAAGCAGATGTGCGAGTCGGCCAGTAGACACCCTTCGGGTCAAGATAGGTTACAGCGGAGCGCAACAATGGTTCAAATGAACTCCTATCAAATGGCGAAAAAGTTGATGTCACTTTTGAAAAGAACTCTTTGGCAGCCTTTTCGGTGTCAGGAACGCCCGGATTATCCTTAACAGAATAAATATCGAGTTCGACCTGTGGTTCAGTGTCGCGGGGACGAACTTCAATTTCCATTGTTGTCTCGTTAAGCGATAGTTCGACAAGCCTGGTTACGAGGGGATACATGACCTGTGTTCCTGCCATATTCCATACCGCTACACCGCAGCCCCAGACTAATTCAATTTGCGCATCGACAATACCGCCTTCTAGCTGTTGCTTTAGGGTAAAGAGTTTGGCATATAAAGAAATTGTTTTGCGGCGGCGTTTTTCTTCCACCGCCCACGGTTTCCAAACGTTTTCTATATATGCCTTAAATTGCTCATCGACAGATTTCTTCCGATCAAATGCGGTAAATGCCAATAGCTGCTGAGGATCAAAATTAGATTTATCCTTCGGAATTGTTATTACGCCATTATTTATTAGTGTCTGAATATGGACGTGTGATCGTAGGGTTGGCTCTTTGGCGGGGTTGTTTGTAAGATCAATCCAAGTCTTCAATAAAAGACTCTCAGGTTGTGGAGCAGATGATTCCTGCAAACGTTCAACCGCAAGCCATATCTCTTCTTCACCGTCCGTTGTGCCGTTATTAAAATCTAAGCCCGGCAGGTCTGCAATGCTATGCTCATACTCGTGAAAAATGCCATAACGAGAAATGTCTGGAACTGGGCTTTGGCGGAGAAGCGCGGATTGCTTAGCGAACTCTAATAGTTCTCGTAAACGATCAGATTGTGTCGTTGATGTGCTCATCTTCGATATCGTTCTATGCCGTTATGTGCCGTTATTTTCTTGTTTACGTGTCCAACGATTAATGTGCTTGGCCGATAGTTCCCGAAAATTGTTGGAATATTACTCTATCAAAGATAGAATAAAAAGAAAAAAATCGTATTAATATTAAAATAGGTAAAATTATAACACTTAACTTTTTGTCTTTATTGCCAGGATTATTTGGTAATATTGCCATTATTTTAATTCATCCACTTTAATATCAAGATGTTTTTCCAGCCATTTGGCGACCAGGTGGCGGTGGCAATCATCCCCTGGTTTTTCCCAGCATAACAAGATTGCTTCCGGTCCGAGATCGGCAAGGACTTTGGCCGGATCCAGTTTGTCGAGAACATGGCGTTGAAATTCTATAACGAATTCGTCCCAGGGTAGTCCCGCTTTGGACAGTCTTAAAAGATCTGCAGATGGGGCAAGGGCGATGTATCTTCTTCCCCTCCACCAGCGGGGAGGCCACCGGGCGATACTGACGGCGTTCGGGTCTGCGGCTGCTTTTCTGTTGGCAAAATATGATGTTTTCATTGTTTTCCTTTCGTATTTTAGAATGAGGGGTTGCAACCCCTTGTTCTGTTTTCCTGGATTCCCGCTCCCCGATCAGGTCGAGGACAGGCTTTGCGGGAATGAAAGTGGGGAGGCGGGAATGACCCGGCATACGCCGGGCTCCGCAGCTATGTTAATTATACAGCGATTTTCATTTGCTGCACTACCTGGCTTGTACTGTCTGATTGCATCAGCGCCCGTTTGATTTTATTCAGGTGCATGATCATATCGTCAATTTTTTCAATATTTACTTTTGCGACCGGTGTCAGCACTTTCGCCAGAACGGTTAAATCTTCACGGTTAAACGAGTTGCGCAGGAAGGTAGCCATCTTTTCGATCATGGCATCATAGCTCGTAACCACTTTTTTTTCTTCCGGTGATGGTTCCATTAGAAACCCCGTCTGTTCTTCCACCTGCAGCAGAGAATTTACAAAACTGCGCAGTTTGTTGTACGTATCCAGTTTGCCGGATGATATCTTCTCGAAGATGATTTCCTGTCTATCTTTCGGTACACGGCTCATTTCCTGCGCTTGCGACGGGGTTAAAATGCCCTTGACGACGTAATCCTGGAAGGCCGGCGTTAACTTGAGAAGGTTCAATCTCTCCTGTATCCGCCAGCTTTGTTTCATGCCCATTTTTTGAGCCAGTTCTTCCTGGGTAAGGCCGCGATTGATTAAATCCTGATAGGCCAGGGCTTCTTCCACGACATTCAAATCCTCGCGTTGCAGGTTTTCCAGCAAAGCCAGTTCAGCCACCTGCTGATCGTCGGCTTCTCTGATGACGACAGGGATTCTACTCAGGCCAGCGATCTTACATGCCCGCCAACGACGCTCACCGGCAATAATCATATATTTTTCGTTTTCTGGATTCCCCGGTCGAGCCGGGGAATGACAAGGTCGTGGTACTACGATCAAGGGTTCCATTAAGCCGTTTACGGCTATGGATTGCGCCAGTTCTTCCAGTTTGCCCTGGTGAAAATATTTGCGCGGCTGTGTGGGGTTGCGAAATATCTGGTCAATGGGTAGTGTCTGCATAGTTTCCTTTCTCCCCGTAAAGCCCGGTAGGTCAGCTTTGTTTTTATTATAACAATTTAGGCTGAAAAGTCAAGTAAATAAGCAATAAAAACGGGCACTTATAATATTTCCGCCCGTCTTGCCGGTAGCTCAGCCTTTATGATTAAGTTGCGCGTTTATGAAGTTGTTCTTTTACCTGTTTCAATGTCTTCGGTTCAAAATACAGGTCAAGCTCGACGCCATATTTGATAAGTTCTTCAATGTTGATATAGCCAAGCTCCGCCATTTCCACATCACCATTGAGGCAGACATAGCCGAAGGCTTGAATTTGCTCGGTGCGCTCCATGTCCCGCTCAATTACCCACCAATCCGATCCGCCACGGAAATAATGCAGCGACACGATGGCCTCATCACCCTGGCCGTCTGTCTCGTATGTTCTGGGCATGCAGACGATGTGGCTTTTTAATTTCAAGACCATTTGCCGGAAATATGAGCCCTCTTCGCCTTTGCAGGCTTCGCGCAAGACGCTCAATTGTGGCTGGCTGATAAATTGTTTGAGGTTAAGACTTTTTGCTGTCGTCATTTTTCATCCCCCCCTATATTGCTTCTTCATAAAGTTCGATCATGCCGCGGAACGGCAAAGGACGGACTCTTTTTTGCTTTCTCGTATCGGCCAGGAACTTTTTGGTTGTGCCAATCGGGTTTCCACCCAGTATGTCACAAAGACAAAGACGGCAGTGCATACCCCTGGGTACGTTTTTCGCTCCACAGGTAGGGCATTTTCCTTTTGTTGTTTTTTGGGGATTTTGTGTTATCATCATGTTGACTCCTTTCTTCGTGGTTTGGGGTTTATGTTTCAACAAGCCAGGGGTTGCAGCCCCTGGCTGATTTCACTATCTGCCTAAAAAAGAGGATTCCTGATCGGATGCTAAAACAACGCTGCCATATTTTGCTCTTATCTCTTCAAGCGAAATTCCTTTCCTGTGCCATTTCTGCCCTCCGTCTTCTTCGCGGCGCCAATACCAGGCTTTCTTCGGACCGGAAAAACGGCATCCAAAAGCCTTGAGTTGTTCTTTGGCGGCGTAAGTATTGCCGGTAATCCAGAGCCAAACGCCGCACAGTTCCACCTGCAGGTCTTTTTTAAGGCGAAGCACCTTCATGGCCATTGCCGCGATTTCTTCATCCATCGCCCAGCGGGCGTTGACCTTTTCCTCTTCCATTCCGGCCTGGCGGTAAGCGCCTTTCAACGCCTGTTCGTATGCTTCATTGACGGCCTTCATGGTTTCCAGATCGCCGCCCAGATCGGGATGATATTTTTTGGCCAAATCGCGGTAGCGGGCTTTTATTTCCTGTTCGTCTTTGCAACCGTCAAAGTATTTGTTCATTGATTTTCTCCTTTATGTTTTTCTTAACATCTTAACTTTATTATACTTTTTTACTCTCTAATGTCAAGATAATATATCAATAAAAACAACTACTTAGCATATTTTTTGTTTGAGATGTTTGTCTTGGGCTGATCCGATTGTTTGGTTGCTGATGGTAAAGGTGTGGTATTATGCTACATAGTGTTTAAGAAAAGAGATAGCTTCCCGAAAAGTGAGTTGTCGATAATATTCTGTTAAGTGCTCTGTTTCAAAGAGTAATCCGTGATATGAAAGCATTGATTGGTAATCTCTAGCAAAAAACTAATGTTATGCTGATCCTTATAGTATACCCATGGAAAAATGAGAAAATTGGTTGATAATGCAATCGAATCGCAGTATTTTGCAACAAACATGATTGTCTTGCGCAGTGTTTTATACTGGCTGCACTGTCGGCGTTTTCAATATTAACACCGATCCATATAAACAATGTTGGGCATGTAGAAGAGGGGGGAAATGAAAAGTGAGCGTGGAAGCGGAAAAGAAACCGTCTAACGAAAATCCGAAATCCGACTGTCCGGCGATCCTTGTGCCAGATACCCAGATTGGTGAATGTGCGGAAAGTAAATCTAACATTTGCCGTTGGTGTTCGACGCCCCTACCTGTTTCGGCAAGAATTTGTCCAACCTGTAGAGGCCACCAGAAATGGATCTGGAATTATTTCAGCCAACTCATTCTGGTCGTTTCCACCTGTATTTCAGTTGTCTTAGTATGCATTTCAGCAGCGAATGTGTATCTGACCAAGCGCAATTTGAACGAGGCTGAAGCAAAGAAGATTAAGGCCGAAGAAGCCTTGAGTATCGCACAATCCGCATCAAAGGAAGCATTGAAGGCGCAAGCCATAGCGTTGGCGGCCCAATCAGTATTGGATGACCTCACTTTGGTGGCTGATGTCAACACCGCTGCAATAATTGCCTCTCGCGATATCCACGCCTTGAGAAAGCTATGGGCCATGTCCCATAGCACAAACGACAGAGTCAGGGTCATCGCCGAAAAGCAGTTAAAGCCAATTATCAGCGAATTGCATACCGACCACGAGGCAATAGTCTCGGATCTGTGGGGTTTCAAACGTAAGCAAAATCCTCAGTATTACGGCTTCAGCAATATGGAAGGCTGGAAGAGGGCCGAGTACCTCAAAAACTATCCGAAAGTTCCCAATGACAGGCGGGTTGTGTATGTAACTCAGTTTCTCTATGACGAGAAAGAGACTGACGAAGAAAAGTTCGCTTTCTGTTACGCCGCTCTTCAGGTGGAATCACGACCGGATGTGATTTATGCATTATGTGCGTTCATTGATGTAAAGGCAAAGATTGGTAAGAATTACTTGTTTAGAACCGAATATTACTTGGCTTGGCTGAAAGAAAAGAACGTCCAACGAGGCGTTTCAACTGATCGCTTACGCTCCCGGTGAACTCGGCGTATGCCACAAGACCACAATAGAAAGGAATTAAAGATGGAAGAGCCTAAGTCTCTCGATAGTCTGTTCAAGGAGAAGATATTCCGGATCCCAGATTACCAGCGAGGGTATGCATGGCAGCGGGAACAACTCAAGGACTTCTGGGAGGATTTGATCAATCTCGCCGACGACCGGTCACATTACACCGGCGTACTTACCCTAAAACAAATACCGGTTCGGGATATTGCTAAGAGCGCGAAGGAGTTTTGGCTGGTGGACGACCATTCCTATCTTGTCCATCACATCGTGGATGGTCAACAGCGATTGACCACGTTCATTGTCTTTCTGCAGGCTTTCGTTGATTTCATCAAAACGCTGGAAGAAAACAGGGAGAAATCCGACGGGGACATTTACATTACCGACAGCCTTAGCGTTGAGGCTTTGCAGGACCGTTACCTGTTCAGGACGAAACCCACCGGGGACCAATTTCGGACTTACATATTTGGCTACGAAACCGACAACCCAAGCTACAATTATCTTCGGTTTCGGGTTTTCGGGGAGGCAGGGGGCGGCTCTGTTGAAGAGACATTCTACACGCTCAATCTGAGTAACGCGAAGACCTACTTTGCCGAGCAAATTCGGGAGTTGTACAGGCAAGAAGGTCTTAAAGGAATCCAGGACGTGTATAAAAAGCTGACGAGACGTTTTCTTTTCAACGAATACGTAATCAAAGACGAGTTTGACGTCTTTGTGGCATTCGAAACGATGAACAACCGGGGAAAGAAGCTTTCCGATCTAGAGCTGTTGAAGAATCGCCTAATCTATCTTGCTACGCTTTATCAAGACAGAGAACTCGATGATGCGTCTAGGAAGAACTTACGAGAGACCATCAACGACGCTTGGAAGGAAGTGTATCGACAGCTTGGGAGGAACAAGACACGGCCGCTCAATGACGATGATTTCCTGCGGGCACATTGGATAGTGTATTTCAAGTATTCCCGGAAGACAGGTCGTGACTACATCCGTTTTCTTCTTGACGAGCAGTTCACACCAAAGAGAGTGCAAAAGAAGATAGAACGTGAGGTACTTCTGGAAACCCCGGAAGAGACGCGCTCGGAGCAAGGTATAGAGGACGTGGAAGATGAAAATGGGGATTCTGGCGATGACGTGATGAGCAAGTCATTAGCCCTGCTCCAACCAACCGAAATTCGGGACTTTGTAAGTAGCCTGAAGGAGTCCGCTGTTCACTGGTTCAACTCGTTCTATCCAGACCTGGCAGCGGGCATGTCTGTCGATGAACGGCTTTGGGTTGACCGCCTCAATCGAATTGGCATTGGATATTTCAGGCCCTTGGTCATGGCAGTCCTGAAGAGCGTTCAAGATGAGACCGACCGCATCTCCGTTTTTAGGAAGATAGAGCGGTTCATCTTCGTGATCTTCCGCATGAACTCAGCAATGGCAAACTATGGAAGCAGCGAATTTTATAATGCGGCCAGAGCGTTGGACCGCCACGAAATAGGCATTGAAACGATTGTAAACAAGCTCGACGAGAGGTTCTCTTACAGCCTCAACGCTGATGGAACATTCCGAAGCAGCGACTTCTATAACAACCTGTTCAAAAAGTTCAAAACGGGTTCCGGATACTATGGTTGGTCTGGACTCCGCTATTTTCTCTTTGAATACGAAACAAGTCTACTAACTGAGAGCCGACAAAAGAAGGTCGAGTGGAATGATCTTCTAAAGACCGAGAAAGACAAGATTTCCATCGAGCATATTTATCCGCAGACGGAAACCGACGAATGGGCAGCCTTGTTTGGGGCCATAAATAAGGAAGACCGAAGGTTCTATTGTGCTACCCTAGGTAATCTGCTCCTACTGTCGAGGTCGATCAATTCGTCGCTTCAAAATGATAGCTTCGAAGACAAGAAGCGTGTGAAGCAGGATTCGGCAGGTAGAAAGATCCGCAATGGTTATTCCGACGGTTCCCACTCAGAGATTGAGGTTTCTTGCAATGAATCCTGGGGACCTGATCAAATCAAGGAGCGAGGTGTTTCTCTTCTAAAATTCATGGAGGGCCGGTGGGATTTTCGCTTTAGGAATGACCAGGAACGACTCAGTTTGCTCTTCTTGGACTTCGGGGATGCTAATGGGAGTGAATAGCTGAAAAGGCATATCAAAGGCAATACAGCCGATCGCTGCGCTTCGGCTGTTTTTTCATTGCACATTTCAAATCGTTATTTACGCCAATCACAGCTTTTCAAAAACAATTTTTTATCATAAGCAGGCATTAATCAGGCGATCTATAAAATGATGTGGGAGAGCTAAACCGATTTTAAGATGTAATGGACAAAAGCGCCGAATCCAGATCCATACCGGATTCGGTTTTTTCTTTGATTAATTTGCGCAGGGCTTTGGCGGTTTCTTTCTTGATGCGTTTGCGTGTACCGCCCAAAATGAAATTTACGGTGTCCTGAGTGCCTTCTTTCATTGCTTCCTGTAGATTTTCCGCCTTGCCTTCCAGATATTCCTGGACGACTCGGGACATGGCGAAAAAGGCCAATGTGGAATTGATGATTTTCTGATCGGATTTTGTTTCAATGATTCCCTGCAGGATCTCTTCATATTCGGTGATACGGCCGGTAAATATTTCCTTGCCTTTGGCCGCTTCGATAATGCCTTCGCAAATTGCCTTCATTTCTTCGATTTCTTCCGGAAGAAACAAGAGGGTGATTTCTTTAAAGAGGACACGCTCTTCGGATATGGTGGCAAAATCGGTGCTGTTCAATTTCTCGATGAGCTCGGTGGATAGCCCGGAATATATGGAGGCTTCCAGATCGTCGATCTCTTGCCAGAGTTCTTTTAGAATTTGCTCATCGTCCTGGCCCTCAATGGCGTTGTGCGACAGCTGGATAGCAATCTGCTGCTGTTTGGTTAGTTGTTTGTCGATCAACAACACCAGAAACTCATGGTTGCCGGCTTCGATGGCGGCTTTGATGCGGTGATTGCCGGATAAAACCAGCAGGCGGCCATTTTCCTGTTTATAGCAGAGCGGAATTGAGGTCAGACCGCCGTCAGTCCTGATATTGTGTGTCAAGGAAGCAAATTGCTCCTTGGTCATAAAACGGGCGTTTTTATCGAGGAAGTCTATTTCTTCCTTTTTTGCCAGGTAAAGCTTGTAAGGCAGACGTCCGTCCAAACGGGAATTGAGTTCTTCTAACGCTTTTGATATTTCTTGATCCATATTTTCACCGCCTCTTGTGTCGTTATTTTTCCGCTTTCCGCGGTATATTGCAGGAATCCTTCGCCGCGTTTCATCAAATCGTAAACGCCGCGGTATTTCATGGAAACGGGTTTGTCCGTGAAGGCCGTCGTCAAGATAAAATCTACGGCCTGGATGAATTTCGCGCGCAGGATTTCCTGCAGTTCTTTGGTTTTTGTGGCTAAAAGCAGTAATTTGGAGAGCTTGTTAATCGGGCTGGCGATAATGAAATCGGAGAGCATATAGACGCCACGAGTAGCCTTTTCCTGATCCAGTCCGTAGCGGATGACGTCGAAAAGCAGGAAGCCGAACAGATAGCCGTCCAGGAAGACCATGAGCGGCGACATGCCCGTGGTGTATTCAATGCCTTTTTTCAGGAACAGGTTTTTATAATAGTTGAGCTGGTCATTGGTGGCTTTATGATAGGTGATCCGGCTTGTTTCAGTGATTTGGAAATTCGCGGGAAGCAGTTTCCATTTGCTCCTGGTGTATTTGGCATAGGGGATCACATAGGATTTTTTAAAAGGCAGGTTGCTGTAAAGGTAGACATTCTTCAGACGCCCGGTTTTGACAATGGCGAACAGGCCTTCTTCATTGCGATCGTGATCGGCCAGATACAGATAATAACCCCGGTGCATGAAGCCGATTGTCTCTTCGTATCTCTCCGGAGTAAGCAGGTCGTAGACCGGAGCATTCCAGGATATGATCTTTTCCAGACGCGCATAAAGTTTTTCATAACCCCCGACGTAGGTCGGCAGGAACGCGACGCGAATCCAGTCTTCCGGCAAGTATTCGTAAAGCCGGTAAACATCCTGCGACGTGTATTCATCAATCTTTATTTGCGACAGGGTTGCTTCGATCCGGGTGCAGGATTTTCGGTGGTATTCGGCGAAGTTGTTCTTATAGTGCGTAAATAATCTCAGTTGTTGCAGGTTGTTGCCTTTTTCCTGTTTCAGCATTTCGAACAGCAGGGCGACGGCGGCGATTCGGCCGACTCCTTCATCGGCCATGTAGGGCGCAAGCCAGGAATATTCGGGATCAATTATTTCCGTCTGCAGCGGTTTTCCGGCCAGATAATTGCCGATCAATGACGAGTACATGGCGACGTCGTTGGACCAGATCCGGCAATCGAGCCCCTGTAGAATTTGCTCGACGGTAAAGTTGCCGGAACAGCCGATGCAGACATTTTTTCCTCGGAATATTTCTTTTTCGGAATAAATCAGATTTCTAATTTTCGAGTTGATGGAACCGACAAACATTTTTCTTTTCTCCGTGTCTTATTGGTACATGTTTCCTTGACTCTCGTACGCGGCTTTTACGGGCTTTGGGGTTACCTGCTTTTTCGCTCGTTTTTTTGTCCCCCGCCAACCCAGGAATGGTGTGGGGTTACGCATCCCCCGCCAGCCCGGTATTAGTAAGGGTTTACTCAATATTGCGCCAATATAGTGGTGGTAAGGGTTTACGCATATGTGAATTTTTGACCCCCGCCAACGTAGAGTGGTATTGAGTTTACCGTCGCGTTTAAATCGTCACCACGCCTCGATCGGCATTTTCCCCTTAGAAGTATATGCATTCCGTTTTTGACTATTTTCTCCTTTGATAGTAATAATTCTTGATTTCCTCCGCGTTCCTCCCGCCAACTGTTTGGAACGGCTTGCCGGAAATCGGAAAGGCCAATGGAGCATCCGTATCAACGATCAATGGCGCATCTGTTTTACTTGGAAGGGTGGAAATGCCTATAATGTTGAAATCGTTGATTACCATTGAAGGAGGTTTATTATGAAAAGAGACATGCCCCCCGTTCATCCCGGTGAAATCCTTTTGGAGGACTTTTTGAAACCTATGGGGATTACACAATACCGGTTGGCAAAATCCATCGGAGTTTCCCAGCGGCGTATTGGTGAAATAGTCGCCGGAAGAAGGTCCATCACAGCAGATACAGCATTGCGATTGGCCATATTCTTTGGAACCGACGCCCAAAGCTGGATGAATCTGCAAACTCATTACGATCTGACTGTTGCTAAAGAACAGCTTTCCGACAGACTTGCGAAAGAAGTTACCGGCCGCGCAGCATGAAAGAGGAAGACAAAAGACAGAAATATGTTCTAAATGTTTAATCATTATTGCTATATTCTCATTTTCCCGGTATTTTCAGCTTAATCATCTTCCCACCCATCTGGAACGCGCTACTTGCCGGCCGGCTGGAGACGGTGTCTCTGCTTTTTCTTCTTTGTCCGGATCAAAAAAATCTTCCGGATCAATCGTATGCCGTTGAATGAAGCCATTTAAGGATCGTTCGGATATGCGCACGGCGCGACCTCCGATTTTAATCGCGGTCAGTTCCTTTGCTACTATCAAATCGTAAATGTGTCGTTCGGTGCAGTTCAGCATTTCGGTCACAGATTTAATGGTTAAATATTTGTCGTCGGTGTTGGTCATGATTCACCACTTATCGTTTCATCCATGCCGAGCGCGCGATTACCGGTTTTTCTTTTTGTCTGTCTGCCGCCTGCTGGCGGAGTCTTTCGGCAATCAGACGCAGGCCGCCGCCCGGAAATTCCATTTCGACGCAGGCGCCGGCTAATATTTCCGCATCAAACAAATGGTTCGGACGCTGGTGGAGGTTGACCCATTCTTCCGCGCCTTTTTCATCGAGTTGTTTTTCTTCCGCCAGGATCTGGGCGGAGTAGTCGGAGCCGGTACCGGAATGCAGAAAGGCGGCGCCGGGCAAGTGGCGGGTATCTTCCGCCGTGGCCAGCTGCAGGCGGTAATGGTACTGGTCTTTGGCTTTGGACGTATCGATATGCAACAGCCTGAGCGCAGCAGGAAGCTTTTTGCCCGAAGGTGTGGACATGATGGATTCTCCCAGTCTTAACATGTTCGGGAGAGGGTTGCTGGCGCCCTTCGTTCCCCATACGGCCACACCGCCGCGGCCGCGGTTTTTAAGGAGCCAGTAGTATGTTTCTTCGGTCATGGTCATGTCTTCATATTTTTTCCCGCCACCGGTGTCTACGCAGGCGCGGAAGATGCGCATCGTGCGTCCGGTATCGCCTATCGGATAGCCGGTTTCGTATATAAGCCGCTCGACATCTTCCCAGGTCGGCAGAAAGCCGTAGTGAATATTCCAGCTGGTCAGTACCGGCGTCCAGGCGCGCACCACAAACCAGAAGCCGTGAAGCTGGACGTCGACGCCGCAGGTGAGGGCGATGGCGTCTTCCGGAACGATCTGCGGTGGCAAATCGGTGCGGGCGGCCAGGATGCCGGCTTCGTTTTTACTGACTACCGTCAGCTTCCAGGGTTCGGCGGCGTGCTTGTTGGCGAAGTCTTTCAGTTTGTTGATGTCGGTCTGGCCTTTGATGAACGCGGCGGCGACGGTGGAAAGCGATACAAACGGCGATATCCAGCTTGGTATATGAAAGCCGATTTTGGCAGGTTTTCTGGTGCGCAAGTATTCCATTAATTCTATGGCGTTGTTGCGATCGCGCCAGACGCCGCTTTTAACGGCGCAATCCCGGTCGTAATCAGTCCAGTGGGTGGCGCAGGACGGGCACTCATACCAGGCAAGTTTCTCCGATTCGATCGTTTCGGCTTCCAGCGAGTGGCATTGGCCGTCCGTATCCGGCTCGGTTTCCCGCGGCCATTTTATGTTTTTGAAGAGCATGCGGTGTTGATGGCCGCAAAACGGACAGGTTACATGATAATCAAATATGACCTGCGCTTCCAGGGTGAGAGCTTTCCAGATGATGCCTGTTTCGATGGTCGGGGTGCTGATTTCCCATATCTTCCGGTTATGCTGGTAGGTGATGGTGCGGGCTTCGCCCAGGGATATGGGATCTGTTTCCCTTTTCCCGGCGGTGTCCGGGTACTTGTCCGTTTCGTCAAAGACGACGTAGCGGATGGGTTTGTTCGCCAGGCGCGAGGCGGAGCGGGCCCAGGCAATGTAGATGGGCATGTGGGTCAGTTTTATGCGCATCATGCCGGTGTCGTCGTCCGATCCGGTCAGATAGGATTTGAGCCGCGGGCTGGCAACAAGCATCGGCTGGATGCGATCCTGGTTGTTTTCACGGCCGGTGAGCTCATCGGGATAGATCATGAGCACCGAACCGGGATCACGGTCGATGGCATAGCCGATGCAGGTTAAAATGGCTTCCGTCCCGCCTACCTGGGGTGCTTTACAGAGAATGGTCTTCTGCACGGATGGGAAAAACGAGGCATCCATGATCCCGGCCAGGTAGGGGGTGACATCGTTTTTCCAGCGCCCGGGAAGCACAGACATGGTGACATAGCGATATTTTTCCGCCCACTGGGATACGGGTATTTTCTTATGCTTGCGCAAGATACGGTGCGCCGATTTGGGCATGCGGAAGCGGAATCTGATTTCTTTTTTGTTGGCCAGCAGGGAAGGGGGCAACCATTGCGGCCGCGGCATCTGAAGAGTGGATGTATTCATTCATCCCCCATTTCTTCAGTGGGGTGATCTTCCGCCTTGATCACCACTTCATACTCGCGGCTGCTGGCGTAGCTGTTCATTAGTTCGTCAATGTCATTGTTTAATTTCTGGTTCAATTCACCGGCTTTGCGCGTATCGCCGCCGACCAGGGTTATCCATCCGGCGCTTTTCGTCATGATCATATGCTTGAAGCCGGCATACAATACGCTGCAGCATCCGGCTATTTCGATTTCCATTTGTTCTCTGGGAATATAGAGGCCGCGGTCTTTTTCGTAATTGAATTTTTCGCGTTCGTTTTTCAGCTTCAGGTTTTTCAGCTCCTGCTCCAGCTTCTGGCGCTGAAGTTCGTCGGTGTTCTGTTGTTCGCGCTTGCCGGTTGATTTTCGCTTGAGATAAATTGAGGCATATTTATCGACGTTCTTCCGGGAAAAGGTTCCGTCCGGATCTCTCAGCAGTTTGCGGTCGGTATTGACGTGGCGGTAAAGCGTCTTGTCCGATATTTTCCAGCCGGATTCATCCAGATATTTCACGACGGCGGCTACATTAAGGAAGTTCTCCCCGGATTTGCCGCCGCCGATTTCGGCGGCATATTTATCAAAAGCATCTTTAGCGGCATCCATGTTGCGCAGGTTGGCCGCTGAACGCTCCTTGTTATAGTCGCTCATGGTGACCAGGACGGCGTTATAAAGTACAGACGCTCTGGCTTTGACGTCGTTGGGCTTGTCGGCAATTAATATTTCCAGTTCGTCTTTGGTCATGGTTGAAAAATTACCAGATTGTTCCCGTCTATTTCTTCCGCCGCGTGATTCAGGATATACTCCGAGACTTCCGATTCGCGGAAAACCAGGTGGTTTATTCGCCCGCGAACGTATTTTCCGTTGCGCAAGATCGTAAAGTTGTCGGCGTTGTTGATTATTTTAACTCCCGGATTGGCGCGCAATAATCCCCAGAGTTCCAGTACTTGCGGAGACAGACCTTTTTCCGCGGCTATTTCCGCCATTTGTTGCTGGGTCAGGTTGCTTGTCCTCTTAATTTTCCTATCCGGAGAATCACCAGGAGAAATAGTAGTTTCCGAGCTCGCACCCGTTATGGTCAGAACCGGCGGCAACCCTCCTGTTATCCATCGACCAAGGTCTATCCCCATTGCATATGCTTCGCCGGGATCTTTTCCTTTTGGAGTCGGCCAGCGATCGCATTTATCGCCATATGTTGATGACCACCACTTCATGGCGCGTTCGGCTGCCTTCTTTCCTCCGCCTGTGTCGCCGAAATCAAGGGCGTTCAGGATTTGCACGGAGTTTTGCAAGGCTTCGTGGGCTGCGGCATCCGGCTTGCCTTCCAATGTCCCCACCGCTACCGCCCCGGCCAGCTCACAAGAGGATGCACAGGCGATGGCGTCCAGTTCAGATTCAACGACGACGAACGCCCGGCGGTCAGCACTGATGATCATGGTGGACATGGACGATCCGGGAATGACATAATAACGCGGTTCTCCTTCCGGACGGCGAATGCGCAGGCGCTGAATTACGCCGTCGATAATATAGGGTATCACCAGCCCCTGCGGAAGCCAGAGCATGCGGGGCCTGCCGTCTTCCTTGAACAGTTCCGGCAATCCCCACGCCTTACGGGTGCGGAAGATGTCCTTGCCGTTTTCTCCCGGATTCCAGCCCAGGCGCGCTGTTTTCGCGGCGGCGGCGCTGATCCCGCGGGCGGCCAGCCAGTCCATTACTTCTTTGTTTTCCTGCAGGCGTTCCTGGGACCAGGTTAAAAACTTTTCCGCCTTTTCCTGCCAGAGTTGGACCGGGTTCCGGTGTGCCACCGGTGTATATTGCGGCTTTGCCGGCGGCGGCATCTTTTCCACTTCCCGGTGCGGATTGATTTGCAGATATTCGCAGGCCTCTTTAAAATTCATGCCCTCGAAGTCGATCAGGAACTGGATGTTGTCGCCCGCTTTTCCGCAGGATCGGCACCAATAGCTGCCCTTGCCTTCATTTTGCAGGGGCCAGACGTGGAAGCGGTCTTTCCCGTCGCAGGCAGGGCAGGGGCCTTGCCATTCTCCGCCGTGCGTTGAGGCCACTTTTTTGAGGTTCACTTTTCTTGATGCCAGATCGAGGGTGTTCATGTGTGTAATAAATATTCCTTAAAGGCTTTGAATTGTTTAGGCATTTCCGTTTCAATGACATTCATAAGACAAACCATGTTCATCTGCGGGCTGGCATTTCTTATTTTCCATAAGGCACTTACCATCCAAAACCCGGAATGTTCGCCGCTCTCATCGATTTGCTTCATTAGTTGCTTGGCCAAAAGAAAACCGGGATCATCTTCTTTTTTTTCTCTGGGATTTTTTAATTTAATCCCCCGATAATAAAACAATCCTTCAATTTTATGCTTGGGGTAATAATTTCTTATCTGGTTCGCAAATACGAGCGCACTTGGATACCTGCTGGATATATTCTTTACATGCCAATCGGAATACCCGTGGTATAAATCCGCAGCAGATACCAAAAAATTTTCATGAATTTCACAGCACTCATTGATAAAATCTTTCATTAGATCATCTTGGGTCATGTAATTTTTCATTCCCGTCCTCCGTAGACACTTTATTTTACCGCCCAGCCTTTTCTTTTTTCTTTTTTTATTTATCTATTTATTATTATTCGCGTTTTATAGTTATTATATAAATACTCCCCCTCTTTGCGGGGATAGTTGGAGAGTTTTAACTATAATATTTGATGCGTTTAAGACTCATAAGCGCATGCATTTAAAACATATGCCGAGACCCCAAACCCTCCCCGAGAGAAGAAAACAATCCAAACTATCTACAACAATCCCTGAATGAATACGCACTGTTAAGATAGAATGGCATGAGTTTGTCAAAATCCGGGAAAGCACAAACCGTCCCCTGAATCCGTAGACAGAGGGATAGTTGTTTAAATGTTTACTCTGTTTTTTCTGTGCGTTTTGTTTTTGATGATTTTTCACTATTAAGCCTCCAACTCTCCCTCATCACCGTTCAGGGCTACTCCGTGGTACATGACGCAGCCTTCGGATTTGTTCTTTTCAAATCTCTGGCTGAGCAGTTTCCCGAACCAGGTGCCGCTCTTTTCTTTCTTCCCGATATTGGCGTGATACCAGGAGACAAAACGGCCATAAAGTTTCGACGCTTTTTCTTTTGCTCCCGGTTCGACGATGCAGCATTCCTCGATGAAGTCCGCCAGCAGATCCTCGTTGCGGCGGTATTCTTCGGTGGCGTCGGTTATTTCCTTCGGGGGATTCAAGCCCTGCTGCTGCCAGAGCAGACAGCCTTCCACCAGCCAGGCCAGTATGCCGGATTCTTCCTGCAATATTTGCTGATCCAGATCGAGAATCGCCGGCCGTTCATTGGGAGTTTGCGGAGCCCGTTTCACAAAGGATATGACAAAGTTGATCAAATGCAGGCGCTCCCAGAAGGCCCGGTCATTGGCCGGTGCTTCCGGCTGGGTGTTGGTCATAACCATCAATTTGTGTGTGGGCTTAAAGCGCGTCGAGTAGACGTCATGGGGATTTCTGCCGGTCAGTTCGTCTTTCCCGGTGTACCATTTGATTTTGGCCGTAGAAAAGCGCTGGTATTCGTCTATCTCCGAGGCGAAGGCAAGGCGCAGTCCCTTGAGGCTCATAACATCCGGGGAGGGACCGGATGAGCTTTTCGGCATTTTACTGGAGAGCAGCATTTCCGCGGGGATTGATCCGGCCATTTCTCCCATGACATGGCTGATTGTCTCGACGATCAGGCTGCGGCCGTTCCATCCGCCGCGGCCATATAAGACGGGGAATAATTTTTCGTTGACCACTCCGGTGATGCAGTACCCGAACAGGCGCTGGATATAATCAACCATTACCTGATTGTTATTGAATATTTCCAGTAGGGATTTTTTCCACAGCTCCCTTGGTTCTTCAATCCCCCTGTATTCCACCGGACTGGCCAATGACAGGTAATCACCGGGACAGCCCGGTTTGATTTTTCCTGTGGTGAGGTCAATAACGCCATTAGGGCAGGGGAAAAGCATCGGTTTCTGGTCGAATTCATCGCCGGTGACGGCCATGGGATTATCCATGGTGTGTGCCATGTCCCGGCAGGCCGATCTTCTTTTGCCTGCAGCGCGTAATTGACGGGCCCGATCCGAAAGAGCCTTAGCAAGGGAACGCAGACGCTTTACTGTCTTTGATTCTTTTAACTCTTCATTATCTTCGATTTCCTCAACAGGTTCTGATCCCACAACTGCGGCGATCTCCAGATAGACTTTTTTGCATTCATCAAGGTAAAGGCAGGCGACCTGTTCAACGGCGGCAAGGGAGTGATCCATGATATCCAGCTGCCAAAAATGGTCCACCCATTCATACCAGGCCTTTTTATTTTTGACGTAAACGAATTTATCCCGGAATAAAGCGGCATAAAGCGTGGCGTCGCCCAGCTCGTTTTTGTTCAGGCATTCCCGGATCAATTTGCCGGTGATCTTTTGTTCTTCCTGCGGTGTAAATTGTGCCGCTTCCTGTTCAATCCGTTCCTGGACTTGTTGGCGAATGTCTTCAGAGGTTTCCGTCATTGATTTTTCATCTTTCTTTTGAGGCTGTATATCCATCGCAGTGATACCGATTCCGAATACGTGGAGTGAATAATTTTCGGGTCAACATTTGCAGACAGCAACTTCATGATTTTTTCTTTCGTGTCCGCATTGATCCGGTGATCCGATCCGGCAACGAACTGATGACGGCAACCTTCACACTGGCATCGATATTTTTGACGACCGGCTTTGGTGGTTCCATATTTTTGCAAATTAACCCCGCCGCATTCCGGACATTTGATATTATTGACAGTTTCATCATTCATAGTGCATCAATTCTCAAATTCTCAGTCAAAAAAGAGTTTTTATGGAGCCGATTTTTGAGGTTTTGCCACCCGTATAAATTTTGCTCCTCCGGAAGGACCCGCCGCACCGCCAGAGACTGGCGGCTACGGGGAACTACAGTGATACTTGTTGAGGTTCTTTTGACAGGGGGTTGTGGGGGAGGGAAAAAGGAAGCCCCCTCTATTAAATTGCCAGCCAACAAACAGGGAAGGGAGGGCGCCGGCCGTTTATCTTGTACATATAATTTCGTCATCTGTTTTCCTCTTTGGGGATACTTTTTGTTTCAAACCGTAAAATGAGAATCTCTTTTCCGCCTATGTCTTTACCCTTAAGATTAAAGAAGTCTCGTTATAGGGCATTTAAACGAGGTGTTTTTTGCCGGTGCTTCCTGCTTTCAGGGTAAAGCGTTCCTTTGCTGCAGCCAGTGCTGCCACATATTCGGGGGTGCCCTTGGAGTGCTTTCTGTAAACCGTCGAGTAACAGCCGCTGCAAAGGTCATCACTGATAATCTTTTTTTCACGTCCGCAATTTTTGCATCGTTTATTCGGTTTAGTAGCGACTAGGGCCTCCTTCAACGCGAAGTGCAGGAGTGACTTTGGCCAACGTTCTCCGCACGTCCGGCAAGCGTTATCGACACCATCAAAATATGTGTTATTCGATTGGCATTTTGGGCAACGCACGTTCATGGCTCCGTCACCTTCGTTCGCCTGTATATTTTTCAATGGGCTGGACTGTATCGGCCATGACCTGGGCATTGTAGATAGATTCCAGTTCCCGCTTGATCTCATCGAAGGGCAAGTTTGTGTCGAATATAACTTCAACATGGGGATGACCAGGAATGCTATTGACCACAAAGTATTTGATTTGGCTGCGGATGTTTTCCAAGAACAAAAAGACATCAACCAGGCTTTCGGCCCGCAGTTTATAAGTTGCTGCCGAAACTGGATTTTCTTTATGGATATTTGGCGCTGGTGAAATTGATGCTTCACGCGTGGGGAAATACAGTTTTTTAAGATGATTAATGATTGTGTCTTTGTCCCACGGATTACAATAGCCGAGATGCTCAATTGGTTCGGATTCATTTTCCGATATGCGGAAAATGATTACACCGACATTGCGTTTTTCGTTGACAGCGAATCCGCCGTCAATTATTCCAATAATTGACAT